TTTATCAATAAAACACAAAAAGAAAGAAAAGAATTGTTATCACAATTTATGGGATTAAAAATATTTGATAGATTGTGGACACAAGCATCAGAAAACATCAAAGATGTAAATGCATTATTGACTGATTTTAAGAAAGCTGATTATGATTCAGAATTGGCACAAATCACCAACGAATTAATCATATTAGAATCTAAACAAAAAACATTAAAAAGTCAAGAAGAAAATATAAAAACTGAAATAAAATCTTTACAAGAAAATGTAGAACAAGAAACTAAAAATCTTCGTCCGGTAGACCAAACCATTAGAGACATTGATACATTGGAAGAAGAAAGAGAAAAAACACAACTACGACATAAAGAAGTAACACGAGAAATAAACGAAGTTGTATCAGAACAATATGAGTGTGAACGAGTAATACAAGATATTAAAAGTAAAAAACAAACATATGAAAATGATAATGTTCAAGAAAAATATGCACAATTAGAAAAACTTGAAGAAGAAAGAAATTTATTCCAAATTGAAATTGACAAACTAAAACAAGATGTTAAAATCAAATTAGATAAAATTGAAAAACTTGGTAATCTAACTTATGATGAAAATTGTGAACATTGTATGAACAATCCATTTACATTAGATGCGATTGAAACCAAGAAACACTTGGAAAAAGATAAAGAATTAGCAACAAAATATTTAACAAAAAAATCTCGTATGGACGACAAAATACAAACAATGTTTAAAGTTCGTGCATACAAACAAGATTTAGATAAATTAGGTCAGTCATTGGTTGAAGGTGAAACAAGACTATCCCAATTGACATCTAACCTACAATATCTCAACGAACGAGAACAAAACATACAGAATCAAATCAATTCTATTGTAGGGGAAATGGACAAATATCGTTCGCAAGAACAAGATGTTGTCTTCAACCAATCGATTGACTTAAAAATACAAGACTTGAAATCTGAAATATATTTGAAAGAAGACAAGTTAAATGATGTCAACGGAACAATGACCACTCTACACGGAAACATACAAGTGTTGAAAACCAAAGAAAATCAAATCAATGAAAACATTGACAAAGTAGAACAATTAGAAGGTGATTATCAAGCATATCAATATCTATTAAACGCAGTTCAACGAGACGGAGTTCCTTATGATTTAATCAGTAAATCATTACCTACGGTTGAAGGAGCAGTAAATGATATCTTGGCACAAATAGTTGATTTTAGTATTGTGTTCTCAATGAATGGAAAAGATATTGATACTCATATTGTGTATGATGATGATAGAATATGGTCATTAGAATTATCAAGTGGTATGGAAAGATTTATCAGTTCATTAGCTATTCGTATTGGATTGATGAATGTAAGTAATTTACCACAAAGTAATTTCTTGGCAATCGACGAAGGTTGGGGAACAATGGATTCAGATAATCTGAACTCAGTTGCACAACTATTCCAATATCTAAAATCTCAATTCCAATTTACATTTGTAGTATCTCACATTGAAACAATGAGAGACTTTGTAGATACTTTATTAGAAATTAAAAAAGTAGACGGAAGTTCATCAGTTAGATTTAGTAGATAAAACATTTCTTGGTTTTTGAGTAAATACATTTTGTTTGTATAACTCAAATAACTGATTGTTTATTTCTGCACTCGCAGTAATCCTATTTTGTTTACAATAGTGTTTAAACCACATCATTAAATCTTCATCTAATGTAAAATTATATCTTTTCTTTTTACTCATTTTATACACACCTTATACATACAAATAAATAGATAAATTTTAAATTTTAATATTTATAGTTGAGAAAAAAATCTATGCCAATTCGACAAAATATATTAAGAAAAGGGAAAGCTCCAAAACAAAATTTGAGAAGTTTTGATGTATTTCGTGAAGAAACCGGTGTTTTAGGTGATTTAACAACATCTCAATATTTTAACATTAGTGAGTTTCCATCAGTTTTACCAACAGGTAATAGTTCGTTTTTAATTGAAGGTTCTAATTTATTAAAACCAAATGTAGAATTAAAAACAGAATTATTAGATGCCCAAGGTAATCCTATATTTCATTATGCCATTCCTTATTACAACAATGAATTACCGGCAAGAAGAATTGCCATAGAAATCTACACAGATGATGTGGTGAATGGTGTAGGCTCATTTACCGTATTGGGTGAATTAGACCCAAGAACAACAAATGTTCCAACTCAATTTCAAGACACTTATAATGTTCGTTTTACCGCACCAATCACAATTAATAAACGAATTAAAAATACAGAACCTATTCGTTTTTACGGAGACCCAACAATCACAGTTTCGGAGTTGGTAAAAGGTGTAATCGCAACAGAAACTTCCACCGGACAAATCAATGAAACTATAACCGGTAGTGTTCAAGTTGATGTAACTGAAACTATAACTGAAACTACCGTTCCTAATAATCCTTTTGTAGGTAATTCTGATAACTTTGATTCAATTGGTAATAACAAAAAGAAATTTTTTGCAAAAAACTTTTTAGAAACACAACCACAAATCATTGAAGAACCTTCCATTATCACAACTAAAGACACAAGATTTACTTATGTGGTTAAGGAAATGGAACAAGGAACAGAAAATAGTCTGAATAAAATTACAAGTGCAATGGGTGGTGCAACCATTACATTTAACAATCCACATCAATTAGTGGATTCAACATTATATCCAGATTCTAAATGGACAAAACCAACAACATTTGAAACAACCATTATAGAAGTTATTAATTCTACTTCTTTCAAAACATCAGAAAATTATTATATAACGAGTAAAACAAATAATAACAAAGTTTATGTTGGGTTAAAGGCATCAAGTAACAATGTATCGATTACTCACAAAGTTCAAAGTGTTGGTGAAGTAGAAAACACAGTATTTAAGCGTTCATATGCAAACATCACCGTAGGTAATCTACAAACATTTAGTGGAGATACATATAAAGCTAAAATTTATATGAAAGAAGATGGAACTGCAGGTTCGTTTGAACCAATATATGAAACCTTAGTTGCTTCACCAAATGAATTGATTGATGTCAATAGTATTAGTGGATTTAAAAGTGTTGGTGTATTTAATTCACAATCTATCGTGGATAATTATTGGGTAACATCTTCTAATTTATCATCAGCAACACAAAATGACGACACTATAATCAATGGTGTTTTACTAAGTGGTAGTAATGCTGCATATGGAAGTTCATATGACTTTAAAATAAATGACATTTATTCATTACAAAAAAATGAAACTTATGTTGTTTCTTTTGGGGTTGCATTCAAACCAACAGATAAAACACAATCCAACGGAACTTCTAAACGAGAAGCAAAATTAGAAGTATTTTTAACAGGTAGTTTTGTATCCACACAAGACCAAGAATTAAAATTAGGTGAAGTTGATTTAACAAATTATGACTTTGAAACTATCAACGATTACACACCAGTCAAACAATTACAAATTATTGATTTTCAAACTCACAATGAATCTTCACTACCAAGCGGTAGTTTAGGATTTAGAGTTCATAGTGGTGAATTTATATTAAACGATATCAGACTAAAACCATATAGTGAACAAAACTTTAGTCCAGGGTTTTTCAAGGCAAATGTACCGATGCCAAAACCAATCAAACGAGGACAAAACTATGATTTTTATGTAGAGTTTTTTGATGCAAACAACAACAAAGCAGAAGCAGTTGCAATTGCAGACAACATATCATTTCAAGGCCCACCACAAGTTTTAGCCGACGGATTAGATGCTACTTTCTCTGGTTCAATGACTATTGGGGAATCTATGGAAATGTATGGTGTAAATCCAGCGTATCTGAGAACAATAGGATACAGAGGATTTCAACATTCCATAGATAATAATCTTGGTGGATTTATGTTGTTTAGTGGTTCAATTGATTCACGAATAACCGCATCCGAACAAAGTGGATTCGAATATAATGGTGGTGTTGGATTGGAAGTAGTTGACGGAGGTAGTTCAGTTGATAGATATCTAAGATTTAGAACACAACCAAGTATATTTGAAGTCGTAACCGATACTTTCTTTTTAGGACAAAACCCAGCATCAGTTCCGAATGGTTCTTTTATTAGTGGTTCAAACGGAACACTACAAATATCATCAAGTAATTTTAGTGTTGATGCAAGTGGTAATTTAACTGCAAGTGGATACATTAGTGCATCAGGTGGACACTTAGGAAACTTTGAAATCATTGACGGAAAGATTAGTGGTAGTAATATCACAATGGATGCAAATAATTCCACCATATACAAAACAGACCAGGGGCCAGGTTCCGACCCACAATCACCAGGATTTGAATCACAGGCAGATGAATATTATATTGACTTTACACCAGTAGAAGAAAATCCAGATAACTATTATATTAAAATGGGGCCAAACTTTATGGTGGATAAAGATGGAATTCTTATCGCAAGTGGTGCAACCTTTACCGGTACGATTACGGCATCCGCAGGTTTAATCGGTGGATTTACAACCGACTCACACTCTTTTTCGTCTACCAATATATTCATTAGTGGTTCACCTGCAGTCGGTGGAGTTGATAGTCCAGAATATATGTTTATTTCGACATCTAATTTTAATGTCAAACAAAACGGAGATGTAACCGGTAGTAGTTTTTTACTATCAGGTGGAACAATCACAAGTGATGTAACGATACTTGGTTCAGTAACGGCTAATTCCATATTGACACCGGCAACAATCGCTGGTTCACCATCAAATGTAGGAAATGCATCATCAAGTATAGACCAATTTGGTAATGCAGTATTTAGGTCAGGTTCTATCGGTGGATTTAGAATGGACGACACAACATTATTTTCTGATAATGCTGCATTTGTTGTCACGGGTTCTACGGGTCAAATCACAGGTTCACAAGTATTATTTACAGGTGGTAAAATCGGTGGATTTGAATTAGGTTCAACAATTATATCAAGTTCAAATGGTGATTTAGTTTTAAAATCTAACGGACAGATAACGGCATCAAACGCAGAATTATCTGGTAATTTAAACGCAGTTCATATCAAAGCGACTTCCGGTAGTATTGGTGGTTGGGTATTGGATACAACAGAACTATCAGGAACAAACGCTGTTCTTAAATCATCAGGTGTGTTATCATTGGGTAGTGGAACAGACAATTATAATCAGGCAAATAGAATTTATATTGATGGTTCTACAAGTAATGGTAGAATGTCAATCGGTACAGGATTTAGATATGCAAGTAATGCATTAACAATTGACGGAAATGCAACGATTGGTGGTTGGACAATTAATAGTTCAACAATTACTGGTGGAAATGTAACTTTAAATTCTGCTGGTGAAATAAAAGTCGGAACAATAACCGACGCAACCACAACAGCAACAACCAATAGTGGTTTCTTTGCAGACAATTCTGGTAATGTATTGATTAAAGGAAATACAAGTGGAAATGATTATTTAAAAATTTCCGGTGGTGGTAGTATTGATATTAAAGCACAAAGCTTTGATTTAGATGCAACTACAATTATATTGGATAGTGGAACAAACAACGGAACTATCAGATTAGGAGCAAGTGGAGGCCCAAGTTCAGTCACAGCAAACACTGCTGGTATTTATATGGACGGAAATGGAGATTTCCAAGTTTATGGAGATGCTGATAACTTTTTAAGATTTGATATTAGTGATAAGTTACAAATTGCAGCAGAAACATTTGACTTGGATGCTGGAACTATTATAATTAATAACTCAGTCAATAGTGGTAAAATAGCACTCGGTGCAACACCACCTTCCGCCTACGACAACGGAACTGGTTTTTATGTAGACGGAACAGGTGCAGTGTTAATTGGAGCTCATAATGGTAATAGAATACAATTTGGTGGTTCAACCGTAACAATTCAAACTGATACTTTTGAATTAGATACAACAAATCTTGATATTAGTTCTACTGCAAAAAGAATTACTGTAAATGATGGAACACAACCAAGAGTTTATCTTGGAGAAGTAGATGGTGGTTCTACATATGGTATGAAAATATTTGACGGAACAGGAACTGCTGATGGTGATATATTGGTTGAACTTGGTGAGGGCGGAAATAATATAGCTGGTTGGACTATTTCATCTGATAGATTAACAGGTGGAAATTTAATACTTCGTCAAGATGGTGTTATAGAAACATCTAATTTTGTATCAGGTGAAAAAGGATTTAGATTATCTGCAATAAACAACGGAACATTAGAAGTAGAAGAAGCTACAATTCGTGGTACATTAAAAACTACGGTATTTGAAAAAGAAACCGTAAATGCAGTCGGAGGACAATTAGTCGTTGCTAACTCTACCGTAATCACAGGTTCAGATGTTAGTAAAACCGATACCACAATGTCAGTTGTCAATGTAACTGGTTTTGAAGAAGATGAAATTTTATTTATTAAAAAAGTAAGTGGTAGTGGATTTTCAAAAGAATTTGTTCAAGTGGGTGGTTCAAAAAGATTTTTCCCATCAAGTGATACAGACTTTTCTGGTGAACTACACGTTACGAGAGCTTACGGAACATCTGCAACATTTAATCCAGATTTACATAGTGGTTCTTTATCCGACACCGCAGGAACAGGTTCAAGTTATACACCAGGTCAAGTAGTAGTTTCTACCGGTAAACTAAACACCGGATATATAAAATTAAATGCAAATCCAAACGACCCACAAACACCATTTATCGATATTGTTGAGAGAACAGGTTCAGGTGTTTATGATGTAGATTTGAAAGCAAGACTTGGAGATTTATCAGGATTGTCAAGTGCATTAGTCGGAACAAATCCTGGTTTTGGATTGTTTAGTGAAAATGTATTTTTAACAGGTAAAATTACCGCAACATCAGGACAAATAGCCGGTCTCAACATAACATCAGAAAGTATTTATGTCGGAACAGGAACTTACGGAAATGCAAATACAGAATTTTTTGTAAGTAGTAGTGGAGATTTTTCATTAGGTAGTGGTTTAGTATGGGATGCATCTGAAGGAACTTTATCAATTGGAGATATTCCAACATCAACCGATATATCTGCAAGTGTTTCAGCATCGGTAGACCCATACAGAACACAAGTAGTATTGTCATCAACCGGTATGGATTTAAAAGACCAATCTTCTAATGTATTGGCATCATATGGACAATCAGCAAAAATTTTCCCACGAGGAATAACCGACACATACACCGAAGTTTTAGCTAAGAGTATTATTATGGTTAGTGGTAGTATGACCGGTAGTGCAATAACCGCTCATACATCAAGTATGTTCGGTTCTGAAGACAAATCTGAAAGAGTTGAAATACTTGGAACAGGATTAAAAGTTTATGAAAGTAATCATCAAGTCGCTTCTTTCGGTAATACAATTAGAGTTGGTAGAGCAGATGAATCACATCAAACTATTTCCGCAACAACAACTCAATTTTTAGACGGAGATGGTTCTACCGTTAGATTACAAATAGCAAATGACGGAATTATAGATTTAAGAGATTCAAGTGGAAATGTAAAAGTTCAAGCAGATACCACAGGTGTAAAAGTTTTAGCAGACAATACCACAACATTTGGATTGTTCAACGCAAGTGGTATTACATTGGTGGACAACAATGTCACCGGTAGTTTAATAACCGCCACAACATCAAGTATGTTTGGTGCTTCTTCCAATGATAGAGTTGAAGTAACTTCTACGGGTATGAAAGTTTATGAATCTAACAAACAAATGATTAATGTTGGTTCCAATGGATTAGATGTTTACGACACAAGTAATAATTTAGTTTCAAGTTTTGGTTCTAATGTTCATTTGAATACAGGAACAGTATATGTTGGTGTAACGGGTTCATCAGGTGATTGGATAGAAATAGACTCAACTTCTATTGATATTAATAGAAATAATGTTAATAAATTAAAAATCAATGATGGTGGTGTTCAAGTAAATGGAGATAACACAACTTCTTTTGGATTATTCAATGCAAGTGGATTAACATTTGTTGATAATAATGTAACTGCTTCTACATTTACAAGTACCGCAGCAACACTATATGGTGCTTCTACTAATGATAGGGTAGTGGTTGATAATAGTGGTTTAGAAATTTATTCCAATAATGTAAAAAGAGCAGAAGCAAAAGATACCGGATTTACAGCATACGGAGACAATACAACAACTTATACTCAAGTTAATGCGAGTGGTATAACACTTGTTGATAATAGTAATACAAAGGCTACATTTGCAGCTGCTGGTGCTACTATTTATGGTGATAACTCAACAACTTATACTCAAGTTAATGCGAGTGGATTAACTATCGTTGATAATAGTGTAACACAAGGAACATTTGCCGGTGGTGTTGTAACATTGTATGGTGGTAGTTCTGCAGATTACGCAAGAATCAATAGTAGTGGTTTACAAGTATATGAATCCAGTACAGAAGTTGCATCATTTGGTTCAACCGTAAGAGTTGGAGTTGATTCAGCATCTGAATCTGCGTTAAGAATAGATGGTTCTGGTAATCTTACCATAGGAACAAATAGTACTTCAAACATAAGTATGACCAACACCGGTGTAGTGACTATTGCCGGTGGATTAAATGCTACCCACATTAAAGCAACATCAGGCTCTATTGGTGGTTGGGTATTGGGAACAAATAAACTTTCATCATCAGTAGATACAAAACTAATTGAATTAGATACAGGTAATTCAATTATCTTTGTTCAAAGTGGTTCAGCAGCAGACCCAGATAGACACAAAGTTGCATTAGACGGAGCAAGAGGTATTATTGAAGTTTCTCAATCTGGTGTCGGAATATTTAATAGTGGTGAAACAGCAGACTTTATTACGAAAGAAGATAACCTTGTCCAATCATTACCAGTAAGTTCCACAACCACAGCAGCCAACCAACCTATCACTTCATTTTCTGACGGAAAAGTTAAAAATAATTTCCAAATGAGAAGAGCACTGGTTGATGATTTCTTTAGATTGGACAATTCAAGTGTTGCCGGTAGAACAGATGATTCTACAAAATTTATTGTAAGACTTGATGACGATGCAGCAACTGGTGGTAATGTAAAAGGGCCACAACCAGCTCAAATCCTATTCGATACAAGAAAAGATTATTCAAGTGGTTTTTTAAACAATAGTCATATTGGACAATCAATAGTATTTTCTGATGAAATAATAATGAAAAACATTAGTGGTAGTTTTGTAGGAGCATCAAATACAGGTTCAGCACAATATATGTTCCAAGCAATACTCGGTAGAGATAGTTTAGTACCAGGTGGATATACAGATGCTCAAATGTGTTTAGTGGATTTACAAGTTGATACAAGTGATGTTGAAGCAGCAAGACAAAACGAGTATGTATTTTTACAAGCAAGGCATACTGGTTCCATTAGAGCACAATTACAACACGACGGAGATTTTGTATCAAAAGGTAATATAACTGCATTTGGAACATCATTTTTAAATGTATCAGATAGACGACTTAAAAAAGATATCCATACCATTAGTGGTTCTATGGACAAAATTTTACAATTACGACCAACAGAATTTGTCTGGATAGACAATGATAAACAAGATGTTGGTTTTATAGCACAAGAAGTAGAAGAAATCATACCAGAAGTTATAGAAATATCTGATGGATTTATCAATACAGGAAATGACCAACAAATAAAAACAATTTCTTATCCAAAACTTGTTCCTTATTTGGTTGACACAATACAACAATTGACAAAACGAATAGAAGAATTAGAAAAGAAGGTTAAATAATGGCTTTACAAACAAGTGGAAGTGGTGCAGTTCCAGCACTATCAATGTCTTTGTCGGACATCAATGTAGAATTAGGTGAATCATCATTACAATTGATTGATTTTTATGGTGCAGCAACTTCTTTCTCAGGTATTCTTGATGACGGACAAGTCGAAATATTAGAATTTTACAACAAAACATTTAGTGCAGGGTCAGGCCCTTATGGTAGTAGAGCATTACATTTCTTTAGATTTATAAATGACGGTGGAAGTAAACAAGGTTGGCAAGATGGAGAATTAGTTAGTGCAGCAGAAAATTCATTGGCTAATTTAACTGATGCAGCTCAATCTGGTTATGCTATTGTTGAAGAAACTGATTTTGTCGGATATGAAGTTGATGATGGACAAATTACCAATGGAGATACTATTTATGAAAATTCAACCGGAGCAACATTAACCAATTTAAGACCAGGAGATGATTTTCCAGTTGGAACACAAGTTTTATTAGATACGACCGCAAACAAAATATTTCAAATTGACACTTCAGCAGTTGTGTCAAATTTAACCAGTAGAACACCAGCAACACCAACCATTACACAAGAATCCAAAACATCAGGAACAATTGTTATTGGAATTACCGGTAGTACTGTGGTAACAAGACAATACGCACCATTTTTAGACGGGGTAGAACAAGCAAATGTAGTTCCATCATCATCAGGTAGTTTAAGTGACACAACAACATTATCAACCTATACATATACAGGATTAAGTAGTAATACTTCGTATGCGTTAAAAGTTCGTGGTGAAAACACATATGCAAACGGAAGTGATTCCAATACATTGAACATCACTACTGATGTCGGAGTTGTATGGACAAACAATACTTCAAGTATTTCATTGACTGGTAACTCAGGTAAGTATGATGAACAAGATATACTAACTTCAGGTGACCCAAAAGCTATCGAAGTAACTGTTGGTGATGGTGGAACAAGTGTATCGGTTGCACAACCAGGTGCAGGAACTTTAGAATTGAGATATGCTGATAATTCAAGTATGACTGGAGCGTCTTCATATGCAACTTCACATACAGGGTTGAGTGATTTGACAACAAAATGGTATTATCAATTAAGATATACGGAACAGGGTGTTAATACTGACCACACATCAACTGGTAATACTATTACTTGGTCTAATAATGGAGTTTCAGATACCACAACAGGAGTTAATATAACATTTACAAATACAATAGGAACACCACCGTAATGGAATACGACGTTTATTATTCAACCGGTGGTTTAAATATGATTGGTGGTGGAGCTGATGTATGGGTGAACAAATGGTTAGAATTAATACCACAACACTTAAAAACAGAATCCAAGTTATTGATTCATAGAACCAGACCACCAGGACATCAACCAGATTGTCCTATGGAAGTTCATTGGCAAGGACACGATAGAAAAAAATTTAAAGAATTGATGTATAATGCCAGAAGAATAAATATTTTACACGGATATTATTCACCACACGTTTTCATAGAAGAAAACAAAGACAAAATACATAGTGTGGGAATACATTGTTCCGTAAAAGATATTATGAAAGCACAATATGTATTGGGATTGGACAAAGGTTTTCATTTTTATATGGAACCAAGATGGGAAAATGAAATTAAATCTTATGCGAAATATCCTTTTTGGATTGGTATTAATGACCCGAAATGGAAAGTTCAACACGACCACTTAATCACAATACCAAACTTTTATGAATTTAAACATAATAAAGATGTTGTGGACAATAATAAAGTAGGTTTCGCCGCCAGAATGGAAACTCGTAAATGTCCACACTTCTTGGAAAATATCGATAGTTTATTTTTTACTGATGCAGCTGATGTTCAATGGTGGGAACGAAATCTAAACATTGATACATCAAAATGGAAAGTATATAATTATCGACACGAACAACACGATATGTTTATGAAACAAAATTGGGGTATATCTCACTCTGCACATATTTATGAACCATTTGGATATAGTATTTTTGAGGCAGTAGATTGGGGTAAGATACCGATTTTAGCACACGATTGGTTACCAGAATATGATTATCCGTTTAGAGCAAGTTCAAAACAAGAGTTTCACGAACAATATCAGAATATTTGTGATTTAACACTACAAGAAAGACGAGATTATTTGTTTCCTTTACGAGATTACTTAAAACAATGGGATAATAAAGAACAATGGAGAGATAGATTACTCGAAATATACAATGAGTGATATTTATAATTATGAGTACAACAGCAGGACAAAATTTATCATTAGGAAAGTTGAAACGAGCAGTTAGTTCGTCTATCAATGTTAACAATACAGCTAATTCATCATTAGGTAGTGTTAGTGGAAACGACACCAACACCAAAATGTCTGATTTTTCTATTGATTCAGTTGATTCAGTTACAGGATACACTTATCTTTGGGAACAAACATCAGAAGATTATCAAGTTAACTTTTCCAATAGTGGTTCAAGATTTAACGATAAAATTGCATCCAATACAGCAAACTTTTCTTGGTCGTTTGACGGAAACCTTGATATAAGTTTTGGTGGAGCAGATTATATCGCAAGTGTAACTGCTGCAGCAATCAGTAATCCAAACGGAGAAGTAGCAGGAACTTTTAATCAATCCGGTAGCTTAAAAGTAAAATTTGCAGAAGACGGACAATCAGACGGATTCAATGACCACGCAACACGATACAATACTAATGTTTCTAAATCAATAGAAATCGTAGATACTTATGGTGGTGTTCCGGTTTGTTTATTATTCGGAAGTCCCGTAAGTAAATCAGACGGAACGGTTGTTAATGTTGAAGATTTAAATATCGGTGACGAAATTCTTACGGTAAAATTACCAAATGCAACAGATGAAGATGAAGGAACAGATTGGAAAAACGATATCTTTAATCGAACCGGTAGTTTCACTCAACACTCTGCAAGTGTTATGAGAGTTTTGTATGAATTTTCACAACACTATTATGATATCAATAGTGGTTCAGAATATATTACGGGTGAACATCATATGTTGTATAGACAAGCAGGTTCAGAAAATTGGACTTGGAAAACCGCACCTAATTTTTCAGTCGGTGATTATCTAATGGATAAAAACGGAAACGAAGTTGCTATTAGTTCACTTGTTATAAACCAAGATTCAGACGGATACGAAGTTGTTCAATTAGATGTAGAACCAGATGATTATTATGTTGGTTCAACTTTTGTAGTTCACAACAAAGGAAGTAATTCAGAACCAAGTTATCCAACAACTCAATGGTCAAACGCATCAGGAGATTTTAGTTTATCAATTCCAGACGGGTCTACTTCTATTGTTGATAATGTAATTTCTTTATTAAAATCAATTCAATTATCTAATGGAAGTGGAACAACATCATTTAGTTGTCAACAACCTTCCAATGGAAATGTTGAATTAAAAATAGCAGTATCCACAACTGGTGACCCAGGAACAAGTGGAACAGCAAACGGAGGAACAGGATTTGGTAACACTCAATCAAGTGTTGCAAATGCATCAACATATTATATGAGATTTAAACTTGTGGAAACAAAAGCAGCTGCTGGTAACTTATCTGCAGAAGCAAGAACAATCACCATTACAAATAATGGAGTAAGTAACACAGATATTGATATTACTTGTAGTTTAACGAATATATAACACTATTTATATAAAAGGTTATGAAAAAAACAATACTCAATCACGAATATATAGAACAAGAAATCACTACAAATCAAGGAAAAGATTTTCGTTATCGTTGGTCTCACGGAGCAACCAACAAACATATGGGTGACGGAATGATACTTTATTCTTTGATGTATTTTTTTAAACCAAAAATATCAGTTTGTTTAGGTAGTGGTAATGGTTTTATTCCAAGAATAATGTCAAAAGTCAATGACGACTTAGAATACGAAGGATTTCATAAATCAGGAGAAAGACCAGAAACTTATTTAGTGGATGCGTTTAACGGAATAGCAGGAATTCCAGATTGGGATACCAATAGCTTTTTTCCAAATAATTTTCGTGTTAATGTTTTGAAAACCACAACAGAAAAAGCATACTATGAATACTTTATCAAACGAGATATAAAAATAGATATGTTGTGGATAGACGCTGACCACACTTACGAAGGTATAAAAAAAGATTTTGATTTGTATTCACAGATTATGAGTGATAATGGAATTATAATGATTCACGATACAGATAAAAACTATGTAGATAATTTTATTGAAGTAGAAAATCACGAAGAATATGATTTATCAGGCCCAAATGAGTGGTTAAAGAAATTTTTAATCAGTCATCAACAAGACCAATACGAAGTATTGAATTTATTTAATTACGGAATAGAAAAAGACTTTCCAAGTTCAACCGGTGTAACGATATTGAGAAAAAAGAAAGTCGGAGAATTTTTTAAGGATAGGATAGTTTAGTGAAACTAACAGGTTTTGGTTGTAGTTATATGTGGGGTTGGCCTGATGGTAATAATGAAAATTCATTGGGTTATCAAGTATCACAATTACTAAATATGGACTTTGTAAATTTAGCAAGACAAGGTTCTGGTAATGATTTAATTTATCAAACACTATTAACAAATCATCAATCAGGTGTGATTAATCCAAAAGACAATTTTATATTAATAGGTTGGTCTGAGGGATTTAGAAGAAAAGTTTTTTACAAAGATAAAGTTTGGGAAATATTCAGACCACACACAACATTACAAAATCCAGACAAAGAATATTGGGATGCACATACAGAATACTTATTTTCAGACTATTTTATGAATACCAATCAAATGTATTATGATTCATTAAAAAATATTATAGGTTCATATCATTTATTAGAAAACTATGGATATAAATATTTGATGTTTGATGCTATGACTATATTGAATGATGGACAAGGTAGTGATATAGATGACTACACTATAAATCCACATTGGATTCCACAAGAATTTATTGATATAAAAAAATCTATAAAAAATTATTTTACTGATATTCAATATAATCATTTTTTAATAAAATTAAAAGATGAAGGTGAAGTTTGGCCGTATTACTCAAAAACTGATTTTCACCCAAATGAATATGGAGCAAAAGAATATGCAAAGCTATTATATGAAGAAATTAATAAATAACAGATTTTGTAGACAACCTTGGTCATTTGTAGAGGTTCATCAAAACGGAGATATATGGAATTGTTGTCCAAGTTGGATTACAAAACCAATGGGTAATATATTGGAACAATCTTGGGAAGAAGTTTGGAACGGAAATATTGCACAAGAATATAGACAATCTATGATTGATTCTACTTTTAAAAATTGTATTGAAACAAATTGTCCACACTTACTAAGTAAAACTTTAACTAAAGAATCACCCGTATTTGAAAAGGACGACTTAAATTTACTATGGAAAAAACTAAAAGTCAAGGATAATTCTGGCCCATTAGTAGTAAATTTTTGTTATGATTCAAGTTGTAACTTATCGTGTCCAAGTTGTAGAACAGAATTACAAATGTGTTCCCCTAAGTCTGATGAATATAAAAATATAGAAAAAATACACGATATAGTTATTAATGAAATTATTAAGGACGCTTATAGATTATATATTACCGGAACAGGTGACCCATTTGCAAGTCCATTTTTTAGAAACTTTTTACAAACTTTTGACAAATCAAAATATAAAAATATCGGCATGATACATTTACACACTAATGCTAATCTTTGGACAGAACCAATGTGGAAATCAATGAGTAATGTTCACGAGTTAGTAAAATCAGTTGAGATATCTATTGATGCTGGAACAAAGGAAACTTATGAAAAAGTAAGAAGAAACGGAGATTGGAATATATTGATGAAAAATTTAGATTACATCAATACAATTAAAACATTAGAAAATGTAAAATTAAGTTTTGTCATACAAGATGACAATTATAAAGAAATGGAATTATTTGAAAATCTAAAACATAAACTAAATAACATTCCAAGAGTTAGAACTCATTATTATAAATTATTAGATTGGGGTTCTATGAAAAACTATGAAGAAAAAGCAGTGTGGAAATCAACACATAAAAACTTTACAGAATTTAAATCTATATGGAAAGATTTTGAAAAAACAATCAATCCAGAAAATACAACACACAACTTATTAGGAGTATTATGAACTTAGTTACAGTTTGTGGACACAACACAACAATGTTATATCATATGTTAAATCATTATCATTTACATATGGACGAGATATTTGTAGTGTTGTATGCACATCACAAGAAAGACCCAGTTATCGAAGAAGCACAATTTATTTTGGAAAAATTTAACTTAAAACCACACAAAATAGTTATTGAAGAAGCATTCAATTGGAATCGTGTTACTGACCATTACAACGAAACCAAATTACTAAAACCAGATGATTGGTGGATAGTCGCAGATGACGACGAATTACAATTATATTCTAAACCAACTTGGGAAATTATTGAGGAGTGTGAAGAATTTGGATATGAATTCGTTACAGGTGGTTTCGTGGATAGAATAGGAGACAACGGAGATTTTCCTAAAATCACTATGGAATCAGATGTATGGAAAGAAATGCCACAAGCAGGATTTTTCAGATATCCTATGAGTTATGCTTGTCCAAACAAAGTAACTCTAATGAAAGGTAAAGTTAAAGTTTGTTCAGGACAACATTATGTTTTGTTTGAAGATGGAAATTCTTCTTGGGGTTCAGAACACCCTAAACGATATCCAATAGAAAAAAACTTTACACAAGTTCATCATTTTAAATGGGATTATTCAGTATTGGAACGATTGAAACAAGTTAGTACTTCCACTGCAGTAGAAGCATTTGCACAAGAATACAAATTGATGTTGGACGAAATAGAAAAAAGTGATTTTAAAATAGATTTAACCAAACCAGAATTTATGTTCCAAAGATTAGACATTCCTAATTATCACAAATTAGAAAATTGGGAAGAATTAAGAAAAAAAATCGTAACGATTTAGTAATTAATTTGATATTTATTAATACAGTTATAAACAAAACGAGGTTATAATATGCCACAAGATAATAAACACCAGTTAATGTTAGAAGAAAGAAAAGTAAAAGCACTTGAGAAAATTGCTAATGTTTTAGATGCTTTAACACTTTGGTTTGAAGACATTGACAAAGAAGAATGGTCAAATAGAACACAATACTATTTGGCTGAATTCCACAAATCATTAGACATCAAAGAAGATAAGAAGTAAAAATGAAACTTGGAATAATTGTTCCTTATCGTAAACGACCAGGACATCTTCGAAAGTTTCGTGAATCTATTGAATCTTATTTGAAAGACCAAGATTATGAATTAATCGTGGTTGAACAAGCAGATGATTTACCTTTTAATCGTGGTAAGTTATTAAATATAGGATTTCAACAGGCAATTAGAAAACAATGTGATTATGTTGTGTTTCACGACGTTGATATGTTACCAATCAATGTAGATTATTCTTATTCAGATGTTCCAATTCACCTTGCCAATGGATTTACCAATTCCGATAGAGAAATATTCGACACATACTTCGGTGGTGTAACTATGTTCCCTATTGATTTATTCAAAAAGGTAAATGGTTATTCCAACGAATATTGGGGTTGGGGATTTGAAGATGATGATTTGTTAATGCGATTAACAGAACAAAACATTCTAACCGACACAAAAACTTACGAAGTTCCAAAACTTAATACATCAGGAATTTATCTACACGGAGATGAAAGTTATATCGAGTGTCCAAACACCATAGATTTAAATAAAGATTTTACCATACACATTTCGTTCAAACCAGATGAAATTATTCCCGAATACAACAAAGACTTTGATGAATATTGTGTATTTAGTATTCCAGGTTGGGACACAACCATAGCATACAATTCTTTCAACAGATATAAATTTGAATATTGGGACACACAAAAAAATTGTCAATCAATAAATTCTAAATATGCATATCCACAATACACCAATATTACGATTACTCACGACAGGTCAAACAGACATTTAGCAATGTATCAAGACGGACAATTAGTTGGAGAACAAATTCTTAGAAGAAGTTTTTTAGACACAAAAAGGGCTTGGTTCTACATTGGGATTGGAGACAAAAGAGAACACGATAGAAAAAGTTTTCGTGGATTTGTCAATGAATTTGGTTATTGGGACAAACCATTACAAAAAAATGAAATACAAGAATTACATCAATCACAAGGATTTAGTTTACTAAATAATTACGAACAATACAATAGTTCAGATAATTTAAAAATTTACTATGATTTCAAACATATCAAATTAGATGAAAATTACAAGTATGATTCCGGTCAAGTATTGAATTTAAAAACAAACGAATATGACGCAACATCATATCATTCAATACCTAAAACCATACAAGACATTGAATCAAAAACCATAGCTATTCCCGCCAGAAGAAATAGTTTGTTTGAAATGATAGAACACGAATCTGAAGGATACTTTGAGGGTGGTTGGAAATCCAAATCCACAAGATTAAATCAGTTGAGGTTTTATAATGAAATCTTAAACAATGAAACTAATTTAGATTCAGATGGACTTTCCACACTTAAATATACGAAAGTTTCCGATACAAGTCAAGAAAAATATTCATTTATTTCGGTGGAGTTGTAATGTATAAAATAGGAGTAATGGCAGGAAATTATGATATAATTCATCCAGGTTATATCTATGCTTTCAAAGAAGCAAAATCTTTGTGTGAGAAATTTATCATATTGTTACATACAGACCCAAGTATAGAAAGACCAGAAAAATTAAAACCCGTATTATCTATTAAAGAACGACTTGATATTTTACACTCTATTCGTTATATTGATTTTGTCGTTCAATACGATACTGAAAAAGATTTACTCGGATTAATTAAATGGTTAAATCCAGATGTAAGATTTATCGGAGATGATTATCGTGATAAACGATTTACCGGTGATGACTTAGGTATCACAACACATTATATTAATCGTGACCACGGCTGGTCAACTACTAAATTTAAAACCTTAATATCTAAAACACTATGAAGTTAGGAATTTGCATACCATACCGAGATAACGGAGACGGAGTTCGTTTTGGACACTTGGATAGATTAATTCCACACTTGGAAGAATTCTTAGGAAAACAAGGTATTGACTTTACTTGTTATGTTGGACATCAAATAGACAACGGAAAATTTCACAGAAGTGGAACAAAAAATGTTGCCTATCTACAAGCCAAAAAAGACGGGTGTGATTACTTTGCATTCCAAGATGTCGATATGTTACCACACGACGATTGTTATTATGGTCATCCCGGCGATACACCAAAACATATCGCAACTTATCTTTCACAATGGGGGTATACTTTACGAGATAACGAATACTTTGGTGGAGTAGTGATATTCACAGGTGAACAATTTGAAAATGTCAACGGATACAACACCGAATATGTTGGTTGGGGTATGGAAGACGACGATTTATATTGGAGATGTGTAAAAAAAGGTTACTTTACACAACCGACTTTTGATACCATTAAACAAAAAATGGTTTTATCTTTGGACGGAAAATCTACTCATATCAAAATACCACCAACACCACAACTTCGCAGATTACTAATGGATAGTTTCAATATACAGATTATATGTAAACCGGAAATACCAGAACACGAACCAGAACACCTAATCGGTAAAGGTAATAACAGATATCTAAAGTATCCAATATTATCAAAAGTAGGATATGACTTTGGTATTGATTATAATAATTCAAATGCTTTCGCAGCTTCAATGTGGGATTGGAAAAACCAACACATATATCGTTGGAGAAAAAGGTATCAGGATAATTGGACAAAAGTTAATTTAATTCACGACAAAGAAAAACAAACCATTAGTTTTCAATTAAACGACCAAGACTTAGGAAAAAAATTCGGTATTCAACAATCAACAATTCATTATAAAGAAAGATTAAAACGATATGGAAATAATCCATTTTGGTTAGGGTGTAATGACCCACATGCTTGGGAAGGACAACGATTTTTCAAAGGTGAAATAGCAGAAGTAAAAATATGGGATAATTATAATGATTTAATCTTACATTACGATATGACTAAATCAATATGTTGTGACCAAGGTTGTCGTAGATGTAAAGGAGATGAAGTAAAAGATTTAAGTGGAAATGAAAATCACGGAGAAATTTATAATCGTGGTATTAGATTTTTGTATGACAAAGAAGTAATCAAATACAATCCAGAACCACATAGAAGATATGGAACTATGGAGTGTATGTATCACGACGACGAAGGAATAGTAAACAATCAATTTCAAGGAGATGTAGAACAAACCAGTAAAAACGAAATCCTTTACAGAAAGAAAATGCAAAAGGGTGAAGTAGATATTGATAATTCAGGACTAAGACAAATGAAATATGATATTCATAGTATTGATACTATTTATAATAGACACAAGTTAATTAATGTAAGGTTTTAGATGGCAGGATATTTAGACCAAGTAAAAGAAAATCCAATATTTAAAGAAACAAAAGAAAGTTTAGATACGGTTGGAAAAGGTATGTGTTTGGCAAAGTGGACACAAGTTACACTTCAATTACAAACAGGACACAATCATAGTTGTCACCACCCGAGAACACACAAAATTTCAGAAGCTGAAATCAAAAGAAATCCAAGTGCTCTACACAACACACAATATAAAAAACTTCGTAGACGAGAAATGTTAACTGATAAACGACCAGTCGAATGTGATTATTGTTGGAATGTAGAAGATAATTCAAATAGATTTTCAGATAGAATATTTAAGTCAGCAGAATCTTGGTCTAAACCACATTTTGATGAAATTGTAAATCAAGATTGGAGAGAAGATTTTAATCCAAGATATGTAGAGGTGGCATTCTCAAATGCTTGTAATTTTAAATGTAGTTATTGTGGCCCACCTTATTCTTCTACTTGGATGCAAGAAATTAAACAACACGGAGCATATCCAACAACAGATAAGTTTAATGGTATGGAAGGTATGATTGCCGAAAATAAAGTTCCAATTCTACACAAAGACCCAAATCCTTATGTTGATGCATTTTGGAAATGGTGGCCAGACTTATATCGTGATTTACATACTTTTAGAATTACCGGTGGAGAACCAATGTTGGCAAAAGATACTTGGAAAGTTTTGGATTATATTATTGACGAACCTAATCCGAATCGTAATTTAAATTTTGCTATCAATTCCAATCTCGGATTGGGTGATGATATGATTGACAAGTTAATCGGTAAGATTAACAAAATAGAAGATGAACGACGAGTAAAAGAGTTTATTATATTTACATCAGTTGATACTTGGGGAGAACAAGCAGAGTATATAAGAAATGGATTAGAGTTCAATCGTTTTTGGGATAATATGAATAAGATATTAGAAAAATGTCCACGAGTTAATCTGACCATTATGTCTACTTATAATGCACTATCAGTTCCAAATTATGATAAATTGATAACAGGTGTTTATGATTTAAAACAAAACTATGGGTCTGACGATAGATATTGGAACTCTGCAGTATTTTTAGATTCAAGTTATTTAAGATATCCAAGTCATCAAACTGTACAAATACTACCAGATTATATAAAACCATTGATTTATAAACAAACACAATTAACCGAATATATGGCAACACCAAATTTTGAAACAAGATTAATCGGATATTCTGATATTGAAGTTCAAAAAATAAAAAGAATATATGATTGGTCTTTATCGGTTAAAGAAGAAAATTTAGTAGAACAAAGACAAAACTTTTATAGAATGTTTTCAGAACACGATAAAAGACGAGGAACTAATTTTCGTAAAACATTTCCAGAATTAGAAAAGTTTTTTATGGAGTGTAAAGATTTATGTTAAGAATTAAAAAAGGTAGTCCTTACTATGTTTTACCAACTCAAAGATATGATTTAACAACATTTCCACCAAGTCGTTCTATGCAACAAGACTTTACATTTTTTGTAAAGTTTAGTGTGGCTGATATTATAGAAAATCAAAAAACACCATCTTCTATTATGATGAGGCCTGGAATGCATTATGGGTTAACATATAACCAAAATACAGGAAATATTTCTTGGGAATATTGGTATGAATTTGAAAACGAAAATAAGTTTGAATTTTTAACATTAGAAACTAAACCATATGAGTTGACTGATGAGTGGATTGTAATTGTTCAACATAATTTTAACAAAAAACATTTTAAAATGTCTTTAATCAGTAAAGACTTTACATCAACAGAAATCGAAAAAACTTATTTAGGAAGACTTTGTGACTATACCGAAACACCATATAATTTTGGTTGTGGAAATTATTTTCAACAAGTTGATGAATCACATTATTTTTGGGCAGATTATAATTTATACTACACAGGGTTGATAAAAAATTGTAAATTTAACGAAGATGATATTTTAAAGTTTGTTTCTGATAACACCAATTCTACATTTAAGCTAGATAAATATATTGATGATTTAGTTTTTTTCTTTAATTTTAAAGAACAAAATAAATATAAAGTTTGGGATTTATCAGGACATTGTAATTTTCTTATGAAAAATATGGATGTTGGTAAATGACAACAATATATTGTACTAAATCCGAACTTAAATCACTATTTTATGAAAATGAACATTTATTAGAAAATGTTAAGCATATTAATATTGACCATTTTGACGACACTTTAAGAGAATTAAAAACTAAAATAAAAGTTGTAAGATTTGAAGACATAACACACCCAATATTTAATCCAGAGGACAATTCGGTCATTATTTTCGATAGGAGAGTTATTGAAAGAGATTTTTTTACATTGATAAATGAATACGGATATGATTTTCGTGATAGATTATATTCTATATGGAAAGAACGAAATGTGAGAGTTTTATTTAATTTTGCATTTTTTGAACCAATTGAGTATCAAACAAAATTATATGATTTTATAACTACTGATTTCCCATTTAGACACTTAAAACTAACAGATTATCCATTATTTAAAGATTTGCCTAATTTTGAGTATGATTCTTTATATAATATGTTTCATTACTTTAATGAAAATTTAAATGGAAGTCCTAATTCTTTTCCAATAAAAGAACACACTATTGAAAAAGAAAAATTGTTTTCTTCTATTCAAATGAAATTAAGACCACATAGATTATATTTTTTTAAGAAGTTATTAGAAAATAAATTAGAACACAATGGATATATTACTGCTACTAAGTTCTACTTTGATGAATATGTTAATGCCGATTTAAAAACTGATAATAATTCTTTACAAAACAAATATTATTATGAAAAGGACAATTGGAATTTTTTCAAAACAAAGTGGGAAGACTATAAAAATATTATCGTAGATAGTTTTCAAAATAATATCTGGCAAAACCATACACAAAAATATAATTTAGATTTTGAATATGATAAAAGTTATATAGATATTTATGGTGAAACCCACATTCTTTATAATATCAAATATCCATTTTTTACTGAAAAATCATATCAACCAATCTTCTTTGAAAAAATGTTTATATTGTATGGTGGGAATAGATTTTATCGTAAGTTAAAAAAATTGGGGGGATATAATTTCTTTGAAGAATTTGGATTACCAACAAATTATGATGAAATCGAAAGTCCTTATAAACAAGTAGATTTAGTAGTGGATGCACTTTCCCAACTATCTATACATAAATTTAATAAAACTTTTTTAGAAAGTCAAGAAAAAATTAAAAAAAATAAAAAAATTATTTTAGATTATTATAAAGAAATAATAAGTAAAACACACAATTTTATATTAGACAGATGAAAAAAATATTACTAACAGGAGGTTGTAGCTTTTCTGCACCATACCCAGAAGAATGGAAAAAAACTTGGGTTCAATATGTTCAAGAAAAATATGAATTTGATAACTATATTCATACCGGTATAGGAGCATCTGGAAACGAATTAATAACTTATAGGTTGTTGTATTATCTTAACAAATTAAAGGAATTACAGAAAACCCAAGACATCAAAATATATTTAGCAGTTATGTGGAGTCAAGTAGACAGAATAGACATAATGACTAATAATTTTTCTTTAGATATGAAAACTGATAATGGAAATATGATTAACCACGATTCAATTGAAACAAATATTAATTTAAATAATAATAGTTCTATTGAAAAAGTAAAAAGTTTTCTTAAAAAAAATTCAAAGTTTATTAGACCAGGAGGAAAACCCATTGACGAAGATTTTTATAGAAAAGATAATCCCAATCAAAGGGAGTGGTTATTAAATTATTATAAAGATTATTATACTGATGAATATGCGATTAATCAAACTTTGAAAAATATTTCATTAATTCAAAATTATTGTGAAAAAAATGATATAAATTATATTATGTTTTCAATGGAAAATCTTTTTGATAATAACAGAATTTCAATTAATAATTATCCTAACATAAAAAACTTTTTAAGTTTAGTTGATTGGGAAAAATTTGTTTTCTATAAAGAACAAAATGGATTGTATGAGTATACTCACTTAAATAATCTAAAAATGTGGGAAGATAATTTTCATCCACATAGTTCTACTCATAAACATTTTATTGATAACTTTGACAAAGAAATTAAAAAGATATGGAAAATAAAATAATATTTGCATACGATAGAAAACAAGATGATTTTTTTGTTCCGAATGGATATTTTGTAAAAGATAATTTTTATGATGATATTGGTCAATATACCATTAACACACAACACGAGCCTATTGTTCACCCTATGTTTAGAGCACTTCAACAAAATCAACTTTTACTTGATGATGTAAAAGATAATTTTATCTATCCAATAGAACAATTTGGTGCTATAGAAAAGTTAATCGGTCAAGAAAACGGATATGAAAATATAAATATGTTTTCAAATATAGGTCAAAAAACTTTTGATAAGATAAGAAGTAAAAATGGAAAAATAGTTGTATTTTCATTTGAAGAAAGTAGAGTAGAACTTCAATCCATAGTTTTTCTACACACTAAATTATTAGAGTATAATATTAATGAAATATATTATGTAACAGGAAATAATTGGTCTATACAAAATCACTATAATGTATGGTGTCAACATAACAATATAAAGCCAAAAGTAATTATTTTAAATTCACTTGAACAACTTTATTTAAAAGGACAAGATTTATATAATAAAAGAGGAAAGTTTGTTGAGTTAAACGAAATAGAAAGTAAACGAGAAAAAAGATTTCTTTGTTTTAATCGTAGAATCAGACCACATAGATACGCAATGATTGCGATGTTTCATCATAACAATTTACTAAAAGATAATTTAGTTAGTTATTCATTAGAAAGAGGTAAAGATTTAAATCATTTGGGTGAACAAGGCCCCGATTTACACACTATGAACATTATTATGGGAAAAACAGAATTAAGAGATTCATATATGTCCTATTATAATGAACTTGTTAATTTATCACCAATGATAATAGATTATGAAAATCTTACTAATGTAATGGGGCCTGGTTGTGAAAATAAAGAACCATATTTACAAACTTATTTTTCTATCGTTACCGAAACAGCATTTCCAGAACAAATATATTTTTCAACAGAAAAAATATATCGTCCTATGTTACATTTTCATCCATTTATAGTTTATGGTTCACCATTTACTTTGAAAAATTTAAGAGAACTTGGATTTAAAACATTTGAAGGATTCATAGATGAAAGTTATGATGAAACATTATCACCATTTAAACGAATGCAAAAAATTACAAAAGAAGTAAAACGATTGTGTAGTATGAATGATACTGAAATACACGATTGGTATTTGGGTATGAAAGACACATTGATACATAATAGAAATCTGATGTATGAATATGGTAGTAAGTATGAAAAACATATGTTAGATTTAGTTGGAGATATTTTATGATTTTATTTTTGGGTTGTAGTTTTACTTGGGGGGCTGGACTACAATATGAATATTTACATAATGAAGAAAATGTTTCTTTTGACTATATAAATAAAAATTTAATACCACCAAATTATTTTTTAGAACATTGTTCATACAAAGCAGATAAATATAGACAAGAAAAACATTTTCCTAATTTAATTGCAAAACATTTTAATAGTGCTTATTGTTTAGGAAAATCCGGTAATGGTGGTAATAACAATGAAATAGAAAGAATACTTAATGACTTTCAACTGAGAAATTTGGGAGGACAAGGACAATGTAAATTAATTGTAGTTCAATTTACAGATTGGCAACGTAGTCTTGAGCCTCATCCGAGAATTAGTGATTTAATTGAAATAGAGAAAATAATAGAATTTCAAGTTAATCAAATAGTTCAACAAATACAAGCTTTTGGTGTTAAAAATTGGGTAGGAATTTCTTGGTTTGAAGATATTGGTAAATTTTTAAAAACAAAATTTCCAAAAAACTATGTTCCAATTTATGCAAATGGTGTGGAACTAACAGGTTTTGAAAATCTTTGTCAAAAAAATAATCGTACTAAACCATATACACTTTGGGGTTGGAGTAATGAAAAAATAGATGATATGCATTTTAATTCATATGGACACGAATTTATTGCAAAACAAATAATAAGAAAAATTGAAGAAAATAATTTACTTTGATACTTATTATTAAGTCAGTCGGAACTAACTCGGGTGAAATCCCTGAAAGACCTAACCTTCCGAAACGACATTAAAATAGGAGGCAAATGTTTAGTTATCAATCACAGATTAGTGATATCTTGAAAGATGTCAAGATATTCACACCAGACAAATTCACAGATTATCGTGGAACAATGTGGACATATTGGGAACAATCAATGGACACACCACCACAGAAAATCTCTAAATTTACACATTCTCGTAAAAATGTTCTTAGAGGATTACACGGAGATAATGAAACTTGGAAACACATTACTTGTGTTTATGGTGCCTTTTATTTAGTTGTTGTTGATTATCGTAAAGATAGTCCGACTTATTTAAAGTGGGACAGTTGGACACTTGATGACAAAAATTGTAAAAGTGTATTGGTTCCGCCAGGTTTTCTTAACGGGCATTTATGTTTAACAAACGAGTGTGTATTTCATTATACTCAATCTTATCCAAATCAATATGTTGACTATCAAGACCAAATAACAGAAAAATGGAATGACCCAATGTTAAAAATAAATTGGCCAATCAATAACCCTATATTATCGGAGAGAGACAAATGAAAAACAGAAAATTTTTACCATCATTAAATGAATTAATTGATAGATTAAGTATTCATCAATTAAAAGAAGTGTTTATAGCAGAAAACAAAAAAAACTATGCAAAAGAAATTAAAGATATGATGCACGATATAGATTTAATTTTAAAAGAAGATAGTGGAAAAGTAACCGCAGAAACCATTAGAGCAATCATAGTATTGGCACAAATGAACACACACATCTGGTATAACGAAACAAAAGTTCGTAACGGAGAAAAAGACGGAAATTTACATCTAACACACGGACTAAATGGTATTCGTAATACTGCAGGAAATAAAATAGCAGAGTGTATAGGTAATAAAAATGGTAGACGAGATTATAAAATAGATTGTTTAGCAGCAGAATTTAAAGATTGGGAAATTAGTTGGTAATGAAAAATTTAGAACAATACGAAAAAGTTAGAGAAGTTCCTTTTGTTAAACAAGATTTAATTGAGTTTGAAGACCAAATAGTTTCTTTATGGGAAAATGGTAAAATAAAGGCACCAGTTCATTTATCCAATGGTAACGAAGATGAGTTAATAGAAATTTTCAGTAGAATAGATTATAGTGATTATATATTTTCTACTTGGAGAAGTCATTATCACGCACTACTTCACGGAATATCAACAGAATGGATAGAATATCAAATTTTACAAGGAAAATCAATATCATTGTGTAATCTTGACCATAATTTTTATTCATCAGCAATCGTTACAGGTATTTTACCAATCGCACTCGGAACTGCTATTGGACTAAAAAAACAAAACTCAAAACAAAAAGTATGGTGTTTTGTTGGAGATATGACATTTGAAACAGGTATATTTTATGAAGTTCATAAGTATGCCAGAAACTTCGATTTACCATTATACTTTGTCGTAGAAGACAATAAGGTTTCTACACAAACACCAACAAAAGCAACTTGGAATAAAACAAGGGATATACCAGATGATGTAATTCATTATAATTATGAATCTAAATATCCACACTACGGAACAGGAAAATGGGTCGTATTTTAAATTTACTATATAAAGATTGGTATAAAGATTGTAGATTGCCAAATGGACTTACGAGATTTGAAATTGATAAAATGAAAGAAATTTTACATACTGAGTATAGTAATGATATTTCTATGTTATTACAACCAGATATAGATATATTAGTTAAAGATGGGCTAAGACCTACTTGTAAAATAGGGCCATTTTTAAGTACAGATTTACTTAAAGAGTTTAAAACAAACTTTGTTAGATTTGAGGACATTACAGAGGACGAAATTTATTTTTATGTAATTGAATTACTACATCAAACTGGATTATATCGTTCGTTACAACAAATACCAGATGAGATTATCGACTTAGTAAACCAAGATAGATGCTTTGTCATTTATGATTATGAACACGAGGGTCAATTTGATTATGATTTTTTTAAACAATGGTATCAAAATTGTATTATACAAGAGGGATACTCACATATAAAATATAATAATTTCTATGTTTTAACCGGAGATTTAAATTATGATAGACAATTGGGAGATGATGTTGAAATTAATTTTGTTCCTTCATTACACTTTGTAGAGTTGTGTGGGGCAGAAGCGGTGGATATGATTGAGGGAGTTAGTAGTAAACCAAACTTTAAAGTTCGTAGTGTTGATGAAATAGATGTGTCTAAAAAAACAAAACACTTTTTATCATACAATAGAAATTGTCAGAAAGACCATAGAAAGTCATTAGGTGCATATTTTGAACACAATAACTTATGGAAAAATAATCATATAAGTTTTTTAAAAGGAAGTTGGACAAATGACACAATACCTAATATTTTACCAGATATGTATTTAGACGCGTGTAAAAGATTAGATGATATGGATATTGTTGAACTGGATACAAAACATTTGGAAGACAAATTTGGATTTGGAACATCATTTACAGATATGTGGGAATTTTATCAAGAAACTTTTTTAAGCGTAGTTTCTGAAACTTTATTTGATGAATCAATATTTTTGTCAGAAAAAATTTGTAAACCAATATTAAGTTTACATCCATTTATAGTTGTCGGTTCACCAAGAATTATTGAAAAACTTAATGAGTTAGGTTTTAAAACTTTTGAACCTTTTATTTGTGAAAATTATGACAGTGTGGTTGAACCAGAAAAAAGATTACAATTAGTCTTTGATGAATTAGATAAATTTAGAAATAGACCTATCGAAGAATTGAAAGAATGGTTTGAAAGTATAAAACCAATATTAAAACATAATCAAGAAGTTTTGTTAAAAATAGGTAAAGAAAAATCAAGTAAAGTAAAATTTTTGGAGAAACTATATGACTAATGTTTTAATTACAGGTGCATCAGGTATGATTGGAAAATATCTTGTAGATATGTGTTTAGAAAAAGGATATTATGTAAGGGGAACAGATATTCGTTATGATGACAGATATGATACTTATTCAGAAAACTTTGAATTTTATCAAGCAGACTTACGAAACTTTGATGATTGTAAAAATGTAGTCGTGGATATGAATGTAGTGTTTCACGTGGCAGGAGTTAAGGGTTCACCAAAGAGAGCAGCTGAACAACCAAATGATTACTTTACACCAATGTTACAATTCAATACCAATATGGCAGAATCTGCAAGGCTTCAAGGAGTTGATTGGTATGTTTACACTTCATCAGTTGGAGTTTATTCACCAGCAGACTATTTTTTTGAAGATGATGTTTGGAAAACATTTCCAAGTCAAAATGACAAATATGCCGGTTGGGTAAAACGATTAGGTGAATTGCAATTAGAATGTTTTGAAAAACATTATGGATTAAAAAATTATTCAATAGTTAGACCAGCAAATGTTTATGGTCGTTATGATGACTTTAGTGAAAATGGAATGGTAATTCCACAATTAATAAAAAGAATACATAATGAAAATCCACTAATTTGTTGGGGAGACGGAACACCAATACGAGATTTCATACACGCAGAAGATGTGGCAAGAGGTATATTAATGTCGTATGAAAAGAAAATTACAGAACCTATTAATTTAGGTAGTGGTACAGGAGTATCGATAAAAGAATTAGTTGAAACATTATCTTTAATTTATCAAGAAAAACATTCAACTAATGTTGAGGTGTTGTGGGATACAACAAAACCAAATGGTGATGAAATAAGACTTATGGATATGACACGAGCAAATAGTTATGGGTTTTATCCAAAAATAACTTTATCAGAAGGTATATCTGATGTAATAGACTATATAGGAGAAAAAAATGAACAATAAAGAAATACAAGAGTTTTGGTTGAAAAACGGATATTACAACGAACAAATTCTTTCAGACGAAGAAGTAGAGCTATATCGAGAAGAAACCAGAAAACTATTTAAAGAAAAACCAACAAGTCCATATAAAAATCCAACCGAGGATTCTGAATTACTAATAGATTTGATGAAACACCCAAGAGTGTTGGAATTAGTTTCTATTTGTATGGAAGCTGACTTAGGAATTCAAAATGTAAAAGTAGACGCTTTACAAACTTGGATGTATTTAAAACCACCAGGAGAATTAGGTAGAGATATACATCAAAATATATTTTATACTCACGCTAATCGTGGTGATATTATCAATACATCAATAGCACTTAATGACGCGGACAGAGATAATGGTGGTTTATTTGTTTATCCAGGTTCACAACACGAGTGGTGTTTACCAATTACAGTAGATGAAGATAGAATGAGAACCAATCCTATTGGTTGGAATAATGAACGAGGTAAACCTTGTGTATTACCAGGTGAATGGGTTGACGGAGAATGGAAAGATAAATATGAAAAAGTTTATACAAACGCAAAAGCGGGTTCGGTATCGTTAATTCATTCACATATAATCCACGGTTCAGAAGAAAACACTTCACCGGATAGATGGAGAACTGCATTCTTAACTGCATACTTAAGACAAGGAGCTCACTTTATTCAAGGTAATGATATGAAAAGAAAAAAAATAGCAGTATATGATTGATTTTTTTCATAATAAAAAAGTAGTCGTTACGGGTGGTAGTGGTTTTATCGGAACACACTTTATTCAAGAGTTATTGAATAGAGGTGCCAATGTTAGAACATCAATCCATAAAACACCACTAAAAATACAAGACGATAGAATTGAAGTGTTGGATAACATTGATTTGACTAAATTAGATGATGCTATGAAATTAGTAAAAGGTGTTGATATCGTGATACATTGTGCTGGTCACATTGGACACCCAAGTTCAATTCCAACAGATTATCAAATTGGATTAAATCAAATTACCGTAATTACCAATGTGTTGGAAGCTTGTTACAAACAAGGAGTTGGAAGATTTTTAGATTTAAATAGTTCAACAGGTTATCCAGATAAAAGGTATCCAATAACCGAAAGTGAATTTTGGTTAGAACAACCATACATTTCTTATTTTAGTTATGGTTGGATGCGAAGATATAGAGAAAAACTTATGGAACATACTTCACACTTGTGTGATATGCACATTGGTATTGCTCGTGGAACTGCTATATTTGGGCCACACGATAATTTTGATTTAAAAACTTGTCACGTGGTTCCGGCACTAATCAAAAGATGTTTAAGTGGTGAAGACCCATTTGTAGTTTGGGGTAGTCCAGATGTCGTTAGAGATTTTCTATATGTTAAAGATGTGGTAAAAGGTTGTTTGTTAGTTTTGGAAAAAGGTAAATCAATGAGACCATACAATGTAGGTTATGGTTCAACTATTACGATTGGTGATATTGTGAATACTATATTGAAAGTTACAGGTAAGACACCAGAAGTTCAATGGGACAATTCAAAGCCAACAACAATTCCATTTCGTTCTTGTTCAACAGAACGAATAGAAACAGAATTAGGATTTAAACCAAATTATACTTTTGAACAAGGTATTAAAGAAACTGTGGAGTGGTATGAAAACTTATAAAGAAGAACTAATACAATCAATGAATTATTTGGCAGAAAAACCAAATACCATTTTTGTAGGACAACAAACTGCTTTTGCAGGTAATCCAATGTCCACTACAATTTTGGATATTTCAAAAGACAAAATGATTGAAACACCAGTATTTGAAGAAGTTCAAATGGGTATGTCAATTGGATTAGGTATGACCAATATGTGTGTCATTACTTTTTATCCAAGGTGGGATTTCTTGATATGTGCGGCAAATCAATTGATTAATCACTTGGATAAATTTAAACATATGACAGGTTATGATTCACACGTTATCATTAGAGTTGGTAAAGGTAGTGATGACCCATTAGACCCAGGTGTTCAACATAAAGCAGATTATTCTGAACAATTTAAACAATTGCTTAGTTATGTTGATATCGTTAAACTTACAAATAAAGAAAATATTTTTTCTACTTATCAAAATGCATATAAAAATAAAAAACCAATAATAATTGTTGAATATCCGGAGAAGTATAATGAATAATTCTTCAAATTTATTAAAAAGATTAGATATAAAAAAAGAAAATTATATTGAAATAGAACCAAGAAAAATAGAAAAAGTATTTATTTCTGGTTTAACTGAAGGTTATGGTTATTTACGACATATTCAAGATATTTACAAAACTATAAGTCCAGACTATTTGTATCCTATTTCAGATGGATTTTTATATAATAAAAATATTTTTAAAGTTCCAGAACAACAAGTATTTGACAACCCTATTTTAAGCTTTTGGTATACTTGGTATATTTTGTGGCAAAATGTTACTAATAATTGTCCAGAGTTTGTAAGATTTCATAAAGGTGATATTAATAAAATAATTAATTTAGACAAAAAGAGAGAACATAAGTTTATTTCTTTAAATAGAAATTTAAAAACCGGTAGAGACATTTTTATAAATTCTTTAGATGATAATTTTTTAAAAGACAATTGGGTTAGTGGACACTTTTCAGATAGAAAATATTTAAAAAATGATAAACTTATAAATAATCAATTTACACACTTTTATAATATTATATTTAATGATTTAAATACTAAAGGATACATACAACCATTTTTTGAAAGCACAGGATTAAATGATGGATTTACTGATAAAATGTTAATGATTACTGAAAAATCTTGTATTCCTTTTTTACTCGGAAACATAGCAATTCCAATGAATTTATTTTATGTTTCTGAATATGAGAAGCTTGGATTTGAATTTGTCAAAGACATCAATGGTGTTTCTATAAATGAAACAATAGAGTGGGACTTGGTTAAGTACAACGAATCATTCGCAAGTGTTTGGTTAAACGAACTAATTGAAAAAATAAAGTATATTAATCAAAACAATACTTTACAAGATATAGAAAAAATTTATCAAGATAACTATGAATTGATTTTACATAATCAAAATCTTATAAAAAAACTAATGACGGATAATTCCGTAATAGATGAACTAAAACAATGGATAGAAAATGAAAATAATACAGATTATTAAAGATTGGGTTTTTGAATTTAAAAAACAAAGAAAACTCAAAAAGAAATTAAAAGAACTTCGTAAACGTGACCCATTTATTTACAAATGATTTATTTTGGTGGAGATAGTTTTATGTACGGAAAGGGCTTAGAAAAAGAAAAGTCCTTTCCCTACCTTGTTGCCGATTCTTTAAATCAAGAATTTTTTGATGATTCACAAGTTTCATCATCAAACAAATTAATCTATTTAAGAGCGATGAATCATATAGTGTCGAATCAAAATTGTGATTTGTATATTATAATGTGGTCAAGAGGTGTGGATAGGAGATTTGAACATATTTTGGATTACGATTTAACAGAAAGGTGGGTAAACATAATACCTTGTCCACATCAAAAGAAAGATGACAAAATACGAAATGATATAAACAAATATGTTTTAGAAAACTTCGTAACAGAACAATCAAGTTTCATTAATAATTTGGTTTATATGGTTTCATTACAAAATATGTTTAAACTTTATAATAAAAAATATGTTTATTGTTATGCTCACAATGAGTTTATGAATTTGTATAAAAAAACATATAAAGAATATGGGTATTTTTTAAATGTTAAAGATGATGAACAAGATTTTACCAAATCAACAGATTTAAAACCTTTAATAAATTCACTTGATTTTAAAAATATAATTGAATACTCTTTTAGTGAAATTATGGGTAATTGGGTTGGTGGCAGAATTGACAGACACCCAGATGAAAAACAATGTAAAGAGTATGCAGAATACTTTTTAAAGGAGTTGAATTATGAAGATAAATAAAAAGTATTTAATTACAAGTGGTTGTTCTTTTACCGAAGGACATATGATACAACCAATTAGTTGGGCAACAAAACTTGGTGAGAAACTAAGTTTAGAAACAATTAATTTAGGTAAAGGTGGAACAGGAAATGAAATCATTACACAAAGTGTAATTAATTACTCTACTTTTGAAAAAGAAATAGCAGATAATAGTTTTTTTGTAATACAATTATCAGAGTGTTTACGATATTTGATAAATTATGATGGTAGTAAATCTTCACAATATTGGCATATTACCCCAGGACAATTTGTAAATGATAATGGATTTGATAATTGGGATTTAAGTTCAGAACTTAACAAACATATATACAATAATCGTTATGGATTAGCACCTTTTTATTCAAACATAACATTTAGTCTGATAAAAACATATTGGAACATAATCAATTTGGTTAATTTTTTTGAAAAAAATAATTATCCTTATTTGATATTTGACGGATTAAATAGTCATATACCTTTTGAGAAAAATGGAAAGTGGTTTTTACCGTTTTCTGACCCCGATAACAAGTGGGATAAACCATATGAATTAAAAGTTAGTGATAAAAAAAATTTTAAATTATTTATAACAGATGAGCATTGTCCAACACTTCACATACACTTGATTAATTATATTAAAAGTTTAAATTATTATTATACTGAAAATACATTATGGAAATTTATTCATAAACGAGATAATGAAGATTATCATAAAGAAAATGAAGGACACCCAAATGAATTAGGTTCTGATAAATGGGCAGAAGAATTAATAAAAATTATAGGAGATAAGTATGAAAACTATAAAGTATAAAAACGAAATATTTTCTGAATATGTTTTAGATTATTTAGTTAACAATAAAGTTATAAAAAATAAATCAAATTTAAACAATTTACACGAAAATTTAGTAAATGTCGATATGGCGAATTATGAGTCAGGAGAAATATATAAAGACACTCATAAACATAATTACACGAGTGGTATAAATGAAGTTCAAAAGTTTTTATACAACTTAGATAGTGATACTAATTGGTATAAAATGTATTTAGATTTGTTAAAAGAAATTTATAATAATGTGGGATATGATTTTTATTTTCAAAAAACACCAACAGTTAGAGTTCACTGTCCAAATGCCGTCGGTTCTGAACACTATCCAATGTATCACACAGATGTGTCACTTGGTCACCCGCCACAAGAAATAAATGTTTGGTTTTCTTTAACGAAAAATAAAAATTCAGGATTTTACATTATGAGTTTAGAAGATAGTCTTGAATATGTAGAAAAGTATGGACACGAAGAACTGAATAGATTAGCAATTAACGATAAAAAAGTATTCAATGTTGAATGTCATAATAAATCAGAAGAAGTGGAATCTACTTTAGACAATATATTTTTATTTGATTCACTACGAATCCATAGTGGTATGGCAAGAGAAGATGATACAAGAGTATCAATGGATATAAGAATAAATCCGGTTGATAAATTTGTCCACGGATATATCGGTAGTGGAACACAAAAGGCAGAGTTTTGGCCAGGTGGACATTTTGGGTATCACGAAAAATCAATTAAGGAATTAATATGAATATATTGATAACAGGTGGAACCGGATTTGTAGGTAGTCATATGATTGATTATATATTGAGTAATCAATCTGATGTAAAGATATATGTGACTAAAAGGTGGTTAGAAGATACAAAAAATATTGACCACATCAATGATACACGATTTGAAATAATTGATTGTGATTTATTAGACGGATTTTCAGTTCAAAGAGCAGTTGAAATATCTAAACCAGATAAAGTGTTTCATTTTGCAGCACAATCTTTTCCAGAAGTTAGTTTTAAAATACCAGTTATAACTTTACAAACTAATGTTATCGGAACAACACACTTGTTAGAATCAATTAAAAATTCTAAATATAATCCGGTTGTGGTTAGTATTTCATCATCAGAGGTATATGGTAATCCAAATCCAGACGAAGTTCCAATTAATGAGAATAATCCAATTAGACCGGCAAATCCATACTCAATATCAAAAGTAGGACACGACTTAATGTCACAATATTATTATAACGCGTATGGTATGAAAATTATTACAACTCGTATGTTTTCACACGAAGGTTCTCGTAGAGGAAAAGAGTTTGCACTTTCATCATTTGCATATCAAATAGTTCAAAATGAAAAAGGCAACGGAGACGGATTTATACGACACGGAAATTTAGATTCAACAAGAACTTATGCCCATATTGAAGATGCTATACGAGCATATTGGTTGTGTTCAGAAAGTAAAAAATTTGGTGAAGTTTATAACATTGGTGGAGACTATACTTGTAAAGTTGGAGATGCGTTAAATATGTTGATATCAAAATCAACAATAAAATTAAAACCATTACTTGATGAACAAAGAGTAAGACCAACAGACATTACATTACAAATTCCAGATACAACAAAATTTAGAAAAGAATTTGGTTGGAAACCAGAAAAAGATTTATCAGATATTTGTGACGACTTATTGAATTATTGGAGAGATGTCTTATGATTACACTAAATTCTGAGTTGTGTAATCCTATGAATATATATTTTCAAAATAACGAGATACAATATTCAAATGATAATCCAACTATTATAAAGTTGAATGAAAATGAAAGAAATCAAGATGAACTTAATAATAAAATATTTATAAAGTTAGACGAAAAATTTCATATACCAGAAGAATATATTAATAGTATACTAAAAAATAATAAGATAATCGCAAGTGTTAATTGTAATATTAATCATCCAAATTATTACTTTGACCCGTTATTATATATGTACTACTTTTATTTTTTATTTGGATTTAATCATTTATCTTATAATCAACTTGATGTTCGTAAAACAAATTTAGTCGGTTGTTATCATTTATTTAATTATAAAAATGACAGAGATTATTGTCATAATTTTATTGATGAACACTTGATAGAAAAAATTCATATTTACAATACCAAAAAAGATTCAAAAGTAATAAATGACACTGCAAAAGTAATTAATAAAAATATGGGTAAACAACAATGGAATTCAAATCATATAGCGGGATATAGTGATTACATAACATCAGCAGTTGGATTAATACACGATAGTATGGGATTTTATTTACAGAACTCAGAACAAAATTATTTAATTGAACCAGAACAATGTTATTTAAATGAAAAAGCATTAAAAGGTATTTTGTTTTCTAAATTAAATATTCCATTTATATTAAACACTACACTAAAAAATTTTAAGATTTTAAGAGAAACAGGATTTTGGTTTTTAAATTCTGAGTTTACCGACTATGATGTAAAAGTCGGAATAGTCAAAACTATAAGTTTTTTAAATGAGTTACACCGACAAACAGGTGATTATCAACAAACTCATAGTAAATTAGTTGATATGTTTGGAGAAAAAATGCAAAATAATTACAATTTATTTCACAAATATTTGGAAAAACCATACAACTACAACAAATTCTTAGAGTTCATTTCAAACAATAAAACTTCCTAAGTTTATATTTATAATTGTATACAAATATAAATTTTAGGACTAAAATGATTAAATTATCAGAATTATTACACGAAGGTATCAATGACCCAGGTATTTTAAAAGCCGTTTTCTTAGCCGGAGGGCCTGGTTCAGGTAAAACCTATGTAGCCAAAGGTCTATTTGGTATTCCTGAACGACTAAACATATCCCAAACTGGTTTGAAAATGGTCAATTCTGATAAAGAACTCAAACATCTTTTAAACAAATACGGATTCGGTACTGATTTAGACTCATTACCAGATGAAGTATTTTCAAATTTAACCAATCCTAAAGACCCAGAATATAGTGGATTGAGAACTTATGCAAAAGAACTCACCAAAGAACGACAAAGACTTTATGCACAAGGTCGTTTAGGTATGATTATCGACGGAACCGGAGATGATTATCAAAAGATTGCACGAGAAAAGAAAGAATTAGAAGATATCGGATACGATACTTATATGATTTTTGTCAACACTACATTAGAAGTAGCACTTGATAGAAATGAAAAAAGAGATAGAGTTTTACCTAAACATATTGTTGCGGATTCTCACAAAGAAGTAGTTCGTAATATTGGTGGATTTCAAGGATTGTTTGGTTCTGGTAATTTTATGGTTGTTGATAACAATCAATATCGAACAGAAGAAGAAGCAACCAAACGATTCAATATGTTGGTTAAAAAAGGATTAGGTAAATTTATATCAGCACCCGTTAAAAATAAACGAGGACAAGCTTGGATACGACATAACAAACTATTAAAGGGGAAATAAAATGTTAATATCATTTGACGAAATTATAGAAGTAACTTTACACCACGAAGGTGGATATGTTCACGACCCAAATGACTTGGGTGGAGAAACCAACTTCGGTATTGCAAAAAGATTTTATCCAGATGTAGATATTAAAAATCTTACAGAAGACGAAGCAAAAGAAATTTATCGTAGAGATTATTGGGATAAAAACAGAGTGGAAGAACTACCAGAACACCTTAGACATATATTTTTCGATATGTGTGTAAATCAAGGTAGAGGAACCGCAGTAAAAATTTTACAACGAGCTTGTGTTGCTAAAGGAGCAGACATCGCAATTGACGGAGGTATGGGGCCAGGAACTATGAACGCAATCGAAACCTACAAACCTTCCGCAGATAGAGTTCGTTGTTATAGATTAAAACATTATTATGATTTAGTAAATGCAAAACCAGAACAAGAAAGATTTTTGTTCGGTTGGTTTAAACGAGCAATATCAGTATAGGAGAAAATAAATGGCAACACCAGTTCAAGGTTCATTCATAGATAGAACTAAAAACATAGAGAGACCAAATTCATTTAAAGTTGTTAATAGTATTAATGACGCAATTTATGAACCAACAGGTTCTAATTTAAATTCAGCTTTTACCGTGAGTGGTGAAGGATATGAACTTAGAGGTTTAGATGGTGGTTCAATAACAGGTGGATTAGCAAGTGGTAGTGTATACAATGTATCATTATCATATGTTAGTGCATCATCATTTGCAACTGTAAACTTATTTAGATAATGTCAGAACAAATATCACAGATTATACGAGAAGTCATCACAGAACTGATTGACGATAGTCGTTGTGTTCGTTGTGGTTCAATCACTAATGAAGACTTGAGAAAGTGGTTCGGTAAAGGTGGAGCCGGAGGAACAACCAAAGGTGGTTGGGACAGATATGGTTCAGACGGACAGAAACTTGGTAAATGTGGTGGTGGAAAAGAAGGTGGTGCATATGCCGCATGTTTAAGTGCCGAGAAAGCTCGTAAACTTGGCCCAGACGGAAGAGCAGCATTTGTTCGTCGTAAAAGACGAGACCAAAAGAAAGCAGGCGATACCAAAAAAGGAAGACAAAGAACCAAAGGTAAAGCACCAGTAATGAGTAAAACAGGAGCATAAGGTGATTAAATTACACGACATACTTAATGAAGCAGAAAAAAAAGGTTGTCCTTTACCAACACAAGATATTGATTTAAATTTAAAAAATCGTAATAAAGCATTTAAAAAATATAACTATGGGCCAGCAGACCCAAGACACGATTTAAATACAGATGTGGATAAATTAGATTATGCTAATTTAAAAGAAAGTGATTTTAAATCAAAAGAAGAATTACAAAACTCACCAAACATTGAGTATTGGAAAAAATTACAGGATATCTACAATACAGAAGATATATTCGCAATCTTAAAACAAAGATGTGGTAATTGTGCAGCATTTAACATTACGGACAAAATGAGAGATTGTATTAAAAAAGGTATCGGAGATGAAGCACCAGCAGAACCAATTATTAAAGTTGGTGAAATTGGATATTGTAGATTTTTAAAATTTAAATGTGCGGCAGCCAGAACTTGTCAAGCTTGGGTAAGCGGTGGGCCGATTAAAGACTAATGGCAGGAGATTGTTATCAAGCAAATGGTAATTTTATCATTACCAAAATGGGAGACAATGATTTCAAATTGTGTCACGGAGTTGCTTTATTAGCAAGTGATAAAAAACCTTTTGGTCATTGTTGGATAGAAAAGGGTGGTGCAATATTAGATTTTTCTAATGGTAAAAAAATTGCAACCACTAAAAAGAAATATTATGAATTGGGTGGAATACCAGTTTCAGGATATAAGAATTATTTTTACACACCTGCGGAAGCAGCAAAGAAAATGGTTGAAACAGGACATTGGGGGCCTTGGGATTCCAAACCACCGAGATAAATTATGGCAGAATTTTTTATAGATGAACCAAGAGAAATTGGAAAAAAAAGAGATAGATTATCTTCTCGTGAATTGAGTATGATAAAAGATAAGGCGTTTGAATCTTATAATGAGATGTTAAACTTGCCTAAATATAACAACCCGAAGGTAAATGAAATGATAGATATTACACCATCACATATTGAATTATTGAGAACTACTTTTGATACCGTCAAAGGTATCAATCCAAGTGGTGGTGCATACAAGAACTTAGTTGCATTTTTAGACAATCTAAGTCAAAGTTCATTAAAAAAATTATCCAATGCAAGAATTAAATTTGTTTCACCATTGGCAAAAAACAGATTAAATAAAAATGAAATGTTAAACAAACCTAATTATATTAGAAATGTAGCACCAATTCCGGCAAACCAAAAAGACGGAGAACATCAATATTATAATCCAGAAGTGGAAGAAGACAAAATTCCAGGTGGATTAGCCAAAGGAATGAGTTTAAATGATATTGCTAAAAAACACAATGTAGATATTGAAGTGTTGAAAAAAGAATTCGTCAAAGGTGTGAAAACCGAAATGGAACACACCACAGATAAAGAAGTGGCAAAAGAAATTGCACTTGACCATATTTTTGAAGACCCAAAGTATTATACAAAGTTGGCAACAATAGAAGAAGATTGGTCAGACAAATACAAAAGAAGTATTGATTGCAACAACCCAAAAGGATTTAGTCAAAAGGCACATTGTCAAGGACGAGAAAAAAGAGAAGGAATTAATGAACGAGCACAACAAGCAGTATCGGGTGGAAAAGTTCATAAAAATATTACAGGATTTAATTTACCATACAAAGGTAGAAAATACAAAGAAATAGATATGGAAGTTAAAAAAATTGACAACAAAACAGAAAAAGTTTTATTAAGAATTTTAAATCCAAAAAATTTATTCGGACAACAAGTCGAAGTAACATTTAAAGAACTTCGTAGAGGCCCGTTTATGAAAACCGACACCAGTAAAGATGTTAAGGAGAATACTATGAAATCATTAAGTGAAATGATAAAAGAAATCACAATAGAAGAAAAGTTAAATTTATTTACGGAAAAGAATGTTCCGACAGACCCAGGTAAATGGGCATACTACAAAGCACAAGCTAAGAAAAAGTTTGATGTATATCCAAGTGCATATGCAAATGGATGGGCAGCAAAACAATATAAAGCAGCTGGTGGTGGTTGGAGAAAATCAAAAAGTGAATCCTTAGAAGAAGCTTGTTGGGTAGGATATAAACAAGTCGGTATGAAAGACAAAGGTGGAAAGAAAGTTCCTAATTGTGTAAAAGAAATCACAGAAATATTTTACGAAGAAAATGGAAAAGGACACGGATACACTTTTGAATACATTAGAGAAAACGATTTAAACGAAGCAGAATACCAAGGTCGTAAAGTTAAACTTGGTAAACCAATGCAAGGTGATGTCAAAAAATTTAAAGTATATGTTAAGAATCCAGAAGGAAATGTCGTCAAAGTAAACTTTGGACACAAAGGTAAAGACGGTGAAAAAACAATGAGAATTAGAAAATCTAATCCAGAGGCAAGAAAGAATTTTAGAGCAAGACATAATTGTGATAATCCAGGCCCACGCCACAAAGCGAGATACTGGTCTTGTCGCAAATGGTAGGAGAGTTATGAAATCAAAACTAACAGAATGGTTAGTTAAACCTTATATCAATGAAGGCGTTGAACTCGACATTGAAGTCGGTGATGACGTCTTGATGGGTAGGTTTAAAAACAAACGAGTCAAAGTCAAATCTATTGATTGGAATGACAAAGGTGATTTATTAATCAACGGAAGACCCGCATTAAAATTTAGAAAAGTAGACAATGATAGAAAATTACTACCGACTAAAAAGTCAGGTGAGGATTCCATAGAACCAGATTCCGATAGAAAAGGTATTGATGACGAATTCCCATATTACAAAACAGAAAACACAATGCACGAGTGTATTGCATTTTCTAAAAAGTTTGGAGACGATATTGTATTGGGAAAAAATCGTGATAGAAATTACACACCAGAATTAAAAATCGTAAGAGAAATAAGTGGAAACGGAATAGAAGTTTGTTATGTTCAAGACCAAGATACAGATTGGTCAGAAGGTATGAACTCAAATGGTATTGGATTGGTTAATTCAGCATTATTTGTTAAACGAGATGAAAAAGATTATGATAAATCTAAAAAGAAAAAGGCTCCTTCCAAAGACGGAATTCGTATAAGACACGCATTATCAAAAGATACACTACGAGATGTTGTGGAATCATTGGTTAAATTCGACACAGGAGTTAAAGGACACACAATCGTAAGTGATGGTAAAAAAGTAGTGGTGATTGAAAACACCAGTAGAACAAAAGCATCAGTCAAAATACACGACATATCTAATTCAGTCGTTAGAACAAATCACGGACTTGAACATCCAGAACAAGGATATACAAGAGGGCCAGATAGAATTTCATCTCAATTGAGATTAAAAAATGCACAAAACATTATTGATAATGAAAGTGATTACAAAAAATTATTTCCTAAATTTTATAACCATACACAAAATAAAGGCCCAAAATATGATGTCGTAAGAGCACAAAATAAATTATGGACATCAAGTCAAATTTTAATGAATTTAAATAAACGAGAAATGATGTTGTATTTAATTCCAGGAGCAGTCAAGTTTATTGGTGTGGAAAACAAATTACCAAAAGGATATGATAAAAAAATTAATTTAGTGGTTCGTGAATACGAACATAGTCCAAGTGATAAATACGGAACTTATGTTAAAACAACTGAAAAACCAAAACCAAGTGCCATTAAAGATAAAGACATCAAAGTAGAAAGTTTCTTTGGATTAGAAGCAAAAAGAATTCCAAGAAAAAAAGGACAACATCAAGGTTCATCAAGTCATTCAGATTTATACACAGATGAAAATCCAAAAGGAACAATACACGGATTAAAGTTTGCAACCGTAGATGACGCAAAAAAATCCGTTAGTAAAATAAAAGGTAGTGGTAAATCTCACGCTCACAAAATACAAGCGGCAGTTGCTATGGAACAACGAGCAAGAGAAATGGGTAAAACTGCACAAGCAGCAGTTTATCGTAGTTATATCAACCAGATGAAAAAGAAGACCAAAGAAAAGAATGAGGGATTTTTTGGATTAGGAGCAGGAGACATTCCTTCACCAAGTCGTAAAATGGTAAAGAAAATGAAAAAGAAAGGAAATACATCAGTTCCTTATGGTAGTGGATATAAAAAAGTAAACGAACAAAAATCAAAAATTAAAAAAGTAATCGCAATATATCCAGGTCGTTTTCAACCATTCGGCCCACATCATAAAAAAGTATTTGACGCATTATCAAGTAAATTTGATGACGCTTACATCACAACATCAAACATCAAACAACCACCAAGACACCCAATGAACTTTAATGAAAAAGTTCGTCATATGGTAAAAATGGGTGTTCCAAAAAATAAAATCGTTCAAGAAAAAAGTCCTTATGTGGCAAATAATTTATTGAGAAAGTTTGATAAAGATACCACCGCAGTTGTTTATGTGTTTGGTGCAAAAGACGCCGGTAGATTAGCAGGTGGAACCAAGAAATCAGGTGGTAAAACTTATTATCAAGATTTAAAATCAAATATCAATGATTTAAAAGGATATGAAGAACACGGATACATTTATACCGCACCGCATGTAAATGTTAGTGGTATATCAAGTGGAACAGAAATCCGTAATTTATTAGGTAGTCCAAAGTTTGATGAAAAGAAAAGACAACAAATCTTTAAAAAAACATTTGGTTATTTTGACCAAGGTTTGTATAATATGTTGACCAATAAATTTAAAAAATTATTTGAATTTTATCAACAACCACAAGTAAAAAAATTATTGAAAGAAGTCAGTGCATTAGGAACTCATTTTAACGGAAGTGATTTAGATGATGAGGGTATGTATGATTTTTTTGGGTCTATTGATGATTATGTTAGAGTATCACCAATGCATGCAGAAATTTTAGGTTGGGAGTTAATTGGATTTCCAATTCGTGACACAGAAGATATGATGTTTACTATTATGTCAGATGATTATGAAAAAGATAGAGTTGATACTACGACTTTTGGTAGAACGATTAATCAAAACACAAGAAATACTAAATCAGTAGATAATCCATTTCCAAAATATAAAGAACATATGAGAAATGTTGTGGGTAATTTAGGTTGGGAAATAATTAAATTTTACGGAGAAGAATCATTTACCAAGATGAAAGATTCACCAACACTAAATAAAAAAGATGTATATAAAGGTGTTGACCATATTAAAGATAAATTAGCAGAAGAATTTGTTGAAGATGTAAAAAAAGTCTTTTTAATTGAAGGTGGAGCATACGGACATATGAATCACCCGTTTGACGATAATAATTTGACGTTTTCAGATTTGAAGAATATAATTATATATGGGTTAGAAGGAACTTTAAATCGTGAAGATAATGTTTCTGAAAAACTTGACGGACAAAACCTAATGGTAAGTTGGGTTGACGGAAATTTAAGAGCAGCCCGAAACAAAGGACACCTAAAAAATGGTGGTAAAACAGCACCAACAACCGCAGGTATCGCAAGTATGTTTGCCGGTAGAGGAAACATCAAAACTGCATTTGTTGGAGCAATGAAAGATTTAGAAAATGCGATTGGTAAATTATCCAATCCACAAAAAGAAAAAATATTTGGTAATGGAACCAAATGGATGAACTTGGAGGTTATATATCCACAAACAGCAAATGTAATCGATTATGATGTCGCAGAAATTATATTTCACGGAACAATCGAATATGATAAAACCGGTAGACAAATAGGATATTCAAAAGAAGCAGCTCGTATGTTACAAGGTATGATACAACAAATAAACCAAAACATTCAAAAAAGATTTAAAATCGGTAAACCAAACTTTTTACAATTGAATAAAGTTCAAGATTTTAGTAAAAAGAAATCTACATTTTTAGGTAAATTAAATAAATTACAAGCACAATACGGATTAAAAGATAATGATAGATTAGGTCAGTATCACGAATCATTTTGGAGAGAATATATTTTTAATGCAGCAAAACAATTTAAAGTTTCGTTGAAACAAAATGAATTAGTAAATTTAACGAATCGTTGGGCATACTTTGATAAATCATATAAAGTTCCAGAAATCAAAGAAGACTTTAAAGACAGACCAGAATTTATGAAATGGATATTAGATACAGATAAACTTGACCACAATAAAATGTGGAAAGAAAATATCAAACCATTTGAAATATTATTTTTTCAAGTAGGAGCAGAAATTCTAAAAAATATGTCAGGATTTTTAGCAGTATCACCGGATAAAGCAGTTCAAAAAATTAAACAAGATGTAACAAATGCATTAAAAGATTTACAAAAACCAGATAATGTAGAAAAGTTATCTAAATTAAAAACACAAATAGAAAAATTAGAAGCTATCGGGGGTTCAAGTGCAATCGTTCCAAGTGAAGGATTGGTATTTAAATACAATGGTAGTCTTTACAAGTTTACCGGAGCATTTGCACCGATTAATCAAATACTCGGTAGTTTAAGATTTTAAGGAGAATAGGTTATGGCAAATTATAGTAAAGATTCAGAAAGACAAAATAAAGCACTCAAAGATTTAATGGGTGGTAAACAATATGAAAAAAATTATACACAAGTCGGATATCAACCTAAGGTAGAAAATCGTGGTGGAGAAACCAGAAAATCAGAATTAACAGATGTTATGGCATCAGTAAGAATGCCTTGGTTTTGTCCTAAGTGTCAGAAGGCAATGAAGAAAAGACTTGATGACAAATTTTGGAGAATTGCAGGACATTGTTTTGATTGTCAAATAGAAATGGAAAACAAAATGAGAATTAAAGATTATTCTGAATATGAAAAATATGCACAGAAAAAAGTATTGGAAAATCAAAAAGCATATTTAAAAGATTTAGAACAAAGTATTGATGAATTTGAAAAAACAGGTGGTAAACAAGAATGGTTTAATCAAGTTGGTGTCAACACACCAGAACTTCAAAAAGAAAAATGGGAAATGGGTAAAGAAAATTTTGAATCAATGGTTAAAGAAGCAAAAGATTTTATACGAGAAAAGAAACAACTCGTTGAAGACGCAGAAAAACAACTAACAGGAGTTAAATAATGAATATCATTCAAATGATACTAAACCTATTCTTTGGTGGAAATAAGAAAAAAGAAGTCAAAGAATTAGACAAAGCAATCAAAGCAAAAGACCAAGAAGTTAAAGAACTTGAAAAAGAAGTAGAAGTTCTTGAGTCAAAGAAAAAAGTTAACAAAAAAGAAGTAGCTAAATTAAAAAGAAAAGTCACTACTACTAAAAAAGAAATTGAAAAAGCATCAGAAGCAGTCAAAGAAGATAATGCTGATGACGCAGTAAAATTTTTGAAGAAATTCAGTAAGTAGTATATATTTATATATATGAGATATTTAATTTACATATTATTTTTTGGATTAGTTTTTTCACAAGACGCAACCAAAACCTACACTTTTACCGAAGATGAAGTTTTGGGATTCACTAATCGTATCAAAGAATTAGAACTAAAAGATAGTTTGAATGTTTCTTTGGTAATGGATTTAGAATCACAAATCAAATTATATGAGGAAAACTCAGTAATTGATTCAATGTTGATTGAGAATAAAACTAATCAAATTAATCTACTGAAAGACACCACCAAACTTCTTGAACAAAAAGTAAAACTCGTTCAACCTAAATGGTATGAAAACAAATGGTTATACTTTACATATGGAGTTTTGATGACTGCTACATCAGTTAAGTTAGCAGGTCAAATAGTAGATTAATGGCAGAACAAATAAAAGAAGTAATCAAAGCCGAATATATAAAGTGTGCACAAGACCCAGCATACTTTATGAAAAAGTTTTGTATGATACAACACCCGATACGAGGAAAAATACCTTTTGAGTTGTATGATTTCCAAGAGAAAACGGTTCGTGAATTTAAAGACAATCGTTTTAACATTATTTTGAAATCAAGACAATTGGGTATTTCTACTTTATCCGCCGGTTATTCTTTGTGGTTGATGACATTTTTCCAAGATAAAAACATCTTGGTAATTGCAACCAAACAAGAAGTAGCCAAAAACTTGGTAACGAAAGTTCGTGTTATGCACGCAAATTTACCGAGTTGGTTGAAACAAAGATGTGTTGAGGACAATAAATTAAATCTTCGTTATATGAATGGTAGTCAAATCAAGGCAGTATCATCAGGACCAGAGGCCGCTCGTTCGGAAGCTCTATCTTTGTTGATATTAGATGAGGCAGCATTCATTGACAAGATTGACGAAATATGGACTGCGTCACAACAAACCTTGACAACCGGTGGTAGTTGTATCGCTTTATCAACACCGAATGGTGTGGGTAATTGGTTTCACAAAACTTGGATAGATGCTGAAGAAGCAACCGGTATGTTTAATCCGATTAAACTACATTGGACGGTTCATCCAGATAGAACTCAAGAGTGGAGAGATGAACAAGATACTTTACTTGGGCCAAGTTCAGCAGCACAAGAATGTGATTGTGACTTCTTGACTTCTGGTACTGGGGTAATTGACCCAATCATTTTGGAAAAAATGAGAAAAAGTTTATGTATTGACCCAATAGAAAAAAGAGGTATCGATAGTAATATGTGGGTTTGGGAACCACCAAACTATTCAAAAGATTATTTGGTATGTGCTGATGTGGGTCGTGGAGATTCAGCAGACTATTCTGCATTTCACGTGATTGAGTTAGAAACTTTAACACAAGTGGCAGAATATAAAGGTCGTATCAATACAAAAGATTTTGGTAATATGTTGGTTAGTGTGGCAACAGAATATAATGATGCTTTACTAATTATAGAAAACAACAATATTGGTTGGGCAACAATCCAACAGGTAATCGATAGAGATTATCCAAATTTATTTTATACAAGTAAAGACTTACAATATGTTGATGTTCAACATCAAGTCACGAATAAACATTATCGTGAAGAAAAAAATATGGTGGCCGGTTTTTCAACGACTTCTAAGACCAGACCACTAATTATTAGTAAGTTAGAAGAATTTTTTAGAGAAGAAAGTGTAGTGATTCGTTCAAATCGTTTGATTGATGAATTATTGACTTTCGTCTATATAAATAACAGAGCACAAGCGATGAACGGATACAATGATGATTTAGTTATGTCGTTTGCAATTGGACTTTGGGTTCGTGATACGGCATTAAGACTACGAACACAAGGTGTGGAATTAACAAAGAAAACTCTATCCAAAATGATGGATAATCAGGGTTTATACACTCAAGAAGACGCAAGAAAAAATGATTCTTGGGAGTGGGACACAGGAAAAAATAAAGAGTCATTAGATTGGCTTTTATAAAGTGAGGTAAAAAATGGCAGATACAACATTATTTGGGAGACTACGAAGATTATTTGCAACAAATGTAATTGTTCGTAATGTCGGTGGTAAAAAACTAAAAATCGCCGATACAGACCAAGTTCAAAAACAGGTTAAATCACACCTTGTTGATAGATATACAAAACTACACAACAACTTAGATTTAGTCGGAACAGGTTATTCCACCGTTCATCAAATAATGGCGGCAAGATTGGCATTATTCAAAGATTATGAGTCAATGGATTCCGACCCAATTATTTCATCAGCGTTGGACATTTATTCAGATGAATCCACTATGAAAGGTGAATACGGAGATGTAATTAAGATTAAATCTGAAAATGAAAACATTAAAGAAATTCTACATAATTTGTTTTATGATATTATGAATGTTGAGTTCAATTTATGGCCTTGGGTTCGTAATATGGTAAAGTATGGAGATTTCTTTTTATACTTAGATGTTCAAGAACAATATGGTATTACCAATGTAGTTCCATTATCACCTTATGAAATCATAAGAGCAGAAGGTGAAGACCCAACTAATCCTTATTATACAAAATTTTATTTAGAAAGTATTGAAGGAGCACACCCTTACTTCGGACAACAAAGAAGTGGTAAAGGAAAAATAGAATTTGAAAATTTCCAAATTGCACATTTTAGAATGGCTAATGATAGTAATTTCTTACCTTATGGTAAATCTATGATTGAATCTACTCGTAAAATTTGGAAACAATTAACACTTATGGAAGACGCAATGTTAATTCACAGAATTATGAGAGCACCTTCTAAACGAGTATTCAAAATTGATATTGGAAACATTCCACCAAATGAAGTTGACAATTATATGCAAAGAATTATCAACAAGATGAAGAAAACACCATTTGTTGATGAATCAACCGGTGAATATAATTTAAAATACAATATACAAAACTTAACAGAAGATTTCTTCTTACCGGTTCGTGGTGGAGATTCAGGAACAGAAATCAATGAATTAGGTGGTATTGATTATGATTCAACCGAAGATGTTGAATATCTAAAAAGTAAACTTTTAGCATCACTAAGAGTACCGAAAGCATTCTTAGGATTTGATGAAAATGTTGGTGGTAAAGCAACCTTAGCAGCAGAAGATGTTAGATTCGCAAGAACCATTGAAAGAATACAAAGAATTATTGTAAGTGAATTAACAAAGATAGCAGTTGTTCACTTGTATTCACAAGGATACACCGACGCAGACTTGGTAAACTTTGAATTAGAATTAGCAAGTCCTTCAACAATGTATGAACAAGAAAAGATTGAATTATGGGGACAGAAAGTTACATTGGCTCGTGATATGTTGAGTGATAAAATTCTACCTTATAATTGGATTTATGATAACATTTTTAATTTTTCACAAGAAGAAAAAATTCAAATTGAAAATGAAATCATTGAAGACCAAAAACAAAAATTCAGACACTCACAGATTGAAATGGAAGGTAATGACCCAATGAATACCGGTGAGGCAGTAGGAACACCAAGTAGTATGGCAACTATCGGTATCGGTGCAGAAGACCAAGCAACACCACCCGAAACCGCAGCAGGTTCCATATTCGACCCAATGTATGACGGAGAAGACGACAGACCAGAAGACCAACAAGGTGGTCGTCCACAAGAGATGAACCACTATGGAAAAGATAGTGGAGCAAGAGGTCGTGACCCATTAGGGAAACAAACTAAAAACAGACGACCTTTAGCACTCGCTCACTACGACGCATTAAAGAAAACAATGGGTAATAAGTCAAAGGACATACTGAACGAAACCAAACAAGTAGATGAATTAAAAGAAGAATATAATGAATATACTAAGGAAAACGGAGAGAAATAATACCGATTTTTCCTAAGTTTTATATTTATTATTGATAAAAAACACAAAATACTTTGGAGCTCAAATGTCTTATGTAAAACATAATAAGATAAAGAATACAGGTATTCTTTATGAACTTTTATCTCGTCAAATTACTGTTGATGTGATAAATGACACAAAAAATCCTAAGTCAGTTAAATTATTTAAAGAATTTTTTAATAAAAATACTGAATTAGGTAAAGAATACGAATTATATTCAATCTTATTGAATAAAAAATACAAAAACTTGACTCACGCATCTTCTTTATTAGAAGCAGTAGTCAAAAGTCGTCGTAAATTGTCAAATCGTCGTTTGGCAAATGAAAAATTCAATCTAATTAAAACAATTAAAGAAAATTACGACATCAAAGAATTCTTCAATACAAGAATTCCTAACTTTAAAGTATTGGCATCGGTTTATCGTGTTTTTCAAACAGAAACCGGCAAAGAAGACTTTGGCCCATTAGCAAAAACAGATTCATCAATCACCATAACTGAACATATTACTCAAACTAAACAAACAAGAGTGAAAAAACAAGTTATGAGTGAATATTCTTCACAAGAAAAAGATTTAAGATTGTTAAGTTATCAGTTATTAGTGGATAAGTTTAATAAAAAGTATAAGTCTTTAAATGAAAGTCAAAAAAACTTGTTGAAACAATATATCAACAATGTATCTAATACAAATTCATTAAAAGAATTTATAGATTCAGAAGTAATCAAAGTCAAGAGAGCTCTAAAGACACTACTTCCAAAGATAGATGACAAGATTACAAAAATTAAACTTTCAGAAGCTATTAACTACACAGACGAAGCCACAAAAGGTAAAGTCGTGAAAGATAAACACGTGGTTGCATTGATGAGATACTATGAACTTATTAAGGAAATAAAAAATGTCCAATCACGACAAAATAGCTAAACTCAAAGAAATCATTAGACACTTAGTTGTTCAAGAACTAAGAAAAGATGATATCGAAGAAGCATCAACAACTGCTTCTGCCGGTGCAGCAAATCCAATGGGAACCGGTATTCATTACGATACACCAAAAGCATTCTCAAGTGGTTCAGCAGTTGGACACAAAAGTCCAGAAGTCGGTGGATATAAAAAAATCAAAGAAGATAAAGACATTGGTCACCAAGACGACGAACCAGATATGTTGAAATCTACTGCATTGGAAATCCAAGAGTATGGTAAAAAACTATACGACGCATTAGATAAATACGACAAGATGGAAGACGAAGTTGATTTTCCTAATTGGTGGCAGTCAAAACTAATCGTTGCAAAAGATTATCTACAAAAAGCATATCATTATTTAAATTCAGAAGAAAAGAAAGACGGAGTTCAAGAATCAATCACCGGTTCAGACAGAAAAGAATTACTACAAATCGGTAAAGAAATCAAAGATAACTTGATAAAACATCATTCAGGTCTTAGTGGAAATGAAAGAATGTTGACACAAGCAATAGGTTCAACATTTATGTCTATGGGATTTTCACCAGATAACAAAAATTATCAAAACTACAAAAAATACTTTCCAAAAAACTTTAATAGTTCATCAGTTCAAAAATTAGCTGGTATACTACAAAAGGAAAAAGATACCGTTAGAGCAACATTTTTTAAACAAGTTGTTAAAGAATCAATAAATGAAAAAACATCACCAAACGAAATGTATGATGATATGGTAAAAACTTTAAACACATCAAATCAAAAAAAGGCATTACAAAGATTAATAGATGAGTTTGAAATCGGTAGAGTTTATTATATGTTTTCAACAAATAGACGAGGATTTTTCCAAGCAGTTTTAACCGCAGAAGCATTGATGAAAGCAAAAAATCTAAAAGAAGTCACTCAACAAGAAATTGATGCGGTAAACAAACTTGTTAAAAGTTTTGATGTATTACGAAAAGAATATCAAAAAATCACCAACACAGGTGATAAAACACTTAAAGACAAAATATTCAATAATTATTATGAATATATCCAAGTGGCTCAAAAAGAAATGGAAAGACTTGCAGGAATTTTAAAAACCAAACAAATGATAGGTGAGGGTCGTTATCACGAATGGAGAAACGACGAATCCCTAACACCAAAACAAAAGATTGGTCAATCCGTAAAAGAAATTAGAGATTCATTAAACGAATTAGACAAAACAATCAAAATGAATTTAAAATTAAAAACAGAATTAAATATGAGTTCTCAAGATTATTGGAAGAACACACACAAAGCACTAACCAAAATTTCTGAAAGGTTAGTTAAAATGGCAAACAAAGTAGGAAATTTAAAATAATGAAACAAGTTATCGTAGATTACACACCATTTAATGTTTCAGCAACTCAAATCAATGAGTCAATGAAAGAAAACAACGGAAAGTTGATTGTAAAAGGTGTATTACAAAGAGCAGAAGCAAAAAATCAAAATGGTAGAGTATATCCAAGAGATATTTTAGTTCGTGAATCTAAAAAATACAACGAAAATTTTGTAAGTCAAAACAGAGCACTCGGTGAATTAGACCACCCAGATAGTTCCGTAGTTAATTTACAAAATGTTTCTCACAATGTCAAGGAAATGCATTTCGAAGGTGACAATTTAGTCGGAACCGTAGAAATCTTGACAACACCAAGTGGTAATATCTTAAAAGAGCTATTTAGAAATGGTATCAAATTAGGTATTAGTTCACGAGGATTGGGTAGTGTCGAAATGGTACAAGAAGCCAACGGAGACACCGTATCAAAAGTCGGTGATGACTTTGAATTAATCGCTTTTGATTTTGTTTCCAATCCTTCAACTCACGGAGCATTCTTATATCCACAAAAAATGAATGAGTCCGTAGACAACACCTTAACCGGTAGAACTTGTGGAGATTATTGTAAGGCAGAAAATATAATTAATTCAATTATTAGAGGCGAATAATGGACTTACGAGAATTATCAAAAATCACAACAAGATACACCAATCGTTTAGATGAAGCAATGAAAATCAAAGGTGCTAATGGTAAAATGGTTGAAGTTCCAAGTGAATACGGAAGAATAATGAGTGGAATCGATAGAGTGATGTCAAAATTTAGTCCACGAGGAGTTATGTTTGGATATCAAAGATATCACAAACTAAAACCAAATGATGAATATAGTGGTTCAATTATTTTAAAAAATCCGTTATCTAAAAAAGATACTGATGATGTTATGAAACATCTTAAAAGTGCAGGTAGTTCATTAGGAGTTAAATTTGAAAAAATTACATTTAATCCAGATAGAAATGAACCATTTGTTGAATTTAGAATAGATGACGATAGTTTAATGGTGAGATAGAAAATGCCAGCCGTTAGTAAAAAACAACAAAAATTTATGGGGATTGTAAGGTCAATCCAAAAAGGTGAACAACCAGCGTCTAAGTTTTCCAAAGACGCACAAGATGTTGCCAAAGATATGAAAAAGAAAGATGTGAAGAAATTCGCATCAACCAAACATAAGGGTTTACCAATGAAAAAAGAACAAATGATAAATCGTTTAAAAGAAATGATTAAACAAGAATTATCAGAATACACTTATGGTGTAGGTGATATCGTTAAAGATGTCAATCCTTCTTGTTTACATTACGGAGCAATCGGTAAAGTAAAAGAGGTAAATCCAGAATATGTTACTTTTGTCGTGACGAACAACGGAGATAATTTTTCCAAAGGACAAACATTAGAAAAATCACACGACCAAATGAAAAAAGTGAATGAAGGTTCAATGGATTGGGAAAAGAAACATTTCCCTTGGGCAAATAAAGAAGAACAAATGATGATTGCTAAACTTGTGTTTTCAAATAAAGATGGTATTGATGGTGAAGTAAAACGTCAAAAGAAGAACCCGAGTTCTTATAAAGACCACATAAAAAGAATGGTTAAAAAAGGATTACACGAATCAGTAAATGAATCAACTGCCAGAACTGATAAATCAATCGGAACTAAAAACTACAAAGGTGTAGGTTGGTTCTGGCCAAATGATGGTTGGAAACATTATTTAAGAGATGTTGAAAACGCAGGAAGAAAAGAAGTTCACGACCTTTGGTTAAAAGCAGGATTTGAAGTTAAAAAAGACAATCGTGGAATTCCACACTTTGACATTAAACCAAATGAAAGAGGAAAGGCAATGGACATTGTTAACAAATTAGACAGGTCAAAAAAATATAAACACGCTAACGAATCAGTAAACGAAGCAACATTTACACCAATTGATAAAATAAAAGATATTAAAAACTTAGTAAAAAAAGATTTAGTAACATATAGAGGTGGTAAAGGAGGTGGTTATGAAATAGCAATTCGTAATAGAAAAGTTCCTGGTTGGCCAATACCACGTGATTTATATTTCACAAAAGATGGTAGAGTGAATACATCACCAGAAGCACAAAAGACTATTTCCGATACAAGAAGAAAACAATATGCAATAAAACCAATTGCAGTATATAATATACATTCTAATGATTTAAGGAAATTAAGGCAATTTGGAGACGTTGTAGGATTAGCACCAAACAGGAGAGAATCAGTAGAATCAGTAAACGAAGCAAATCCAAAAGATACTATTGCAACTATCGATATGGTAAATGCATTATTAAAAATTAAAAGTCCAATGTCAAGACAAACTTTAGACGCACTAAAAATGATGGTTAGACATTATGGACTTGACAACATTAAAAAAGAAGTTCAAAGAGATGCCAGAAAATTTTACAAAAGTTTACAAAAAATGGAAAAAGGTTTAAACCAAGACATTGAACTTGAAAGTATCATCAAAGAAGATTACTTTGTTCGTGGTGGTGAAGAATTTTCAAAAAACTTTTTAACCGGACTTGATTTAGTTATTTCACAGGCAAATAATTTAAAAGGTCAATTATCAAAACATCCAGTTAAAAGAGATGTGAATAAATTAAGAGCAATTCAAACAATTTATAAAAAGTTTTTACAACCATCAATAGATAAACAAACTGACCGTTTCAAATCAGTTGATTTAACTAAAGTAAAAAAATATTTACAAGACGGAAAATTTAGAAATGCACTTGAATATGAAATATTAAGTGCACTTTCTACAAGTAGTTACAATAGTAATTCTTATCGTTTCTTAGATGATAAACAACAAGAATTAGTAAAAAAACTTAGCAGTTCTTTAAAAGATTTAACCAATAAATTAGACAAAGCACAATTGGAATCAGTAAATGAAGCAAGTGTATCACAAGTTCGTTCAACTATATCAAGAGTTAAAAAACAATTGATGCAAAAATGGGCTAAAAAAGGTGGATACGAAAACTTTGGTCAAAAAGAACTTCGTAATTTAAGAGATAAGTTTAAAGAAAATCCTTATGGTAGTCCAGAAGAAAGAAAGATTTCAGATATGTTAAGTGCATTTGATAATTGGGCTATGAATTATAGTGGTGATATGAGAGAAACAGTAATTAAAGAAGCCGGTGGTGTAGAAAAGATTTTAGATATGGCAAGAAATAATTCATATGGAAAACTTGGTGGACAAACCGTTGATGGTCTGACTGCAAATTTATTTAAAGCAGTTTACGATAGAGCACCACAAGACGCAAAAGATAAAGTTAATAAAATGAACGAAAGAGAATTAATCAGATTTATGGGTAATTTATGGAATAAGTTCGGTAAAAACGTTACTTTGAGGAGTAGTTAAAATGGATAAAAAATTAGCAATGAAAATAAGTGATTCTTGGAAAGACTTTCGTTTAAATTCTTTAACAGAAGCAATGAAAATTTTCCCAGCTGGAGCACAACACGGATTTGATTTAACAGATTTCAAACCAAGAGGATTTGAAAAGTTTTTAACTGCATTAGGTATTCCTAAAGTGGCAAAAGGTTCATCAACCGGAGTAAGTTGGTCTGCAGGAAATAATTTTTATTGGAGAAACAAAGATATTATTATCATTACTGCAAACAATCCAATTACAGGTCAATATTATGCACCAGACAGAAGAAGTCCAGAAAAGAATTACGCATCATATGTGGGAATTGAAACAAAAAATCCAGATGATATGGAAAGAGTGGTTAAATTATTTAAACAACACACATCTTATCGTAAAGGTGAATCAAAAGGTAGAAGGGATTTTGTATAATGATTAAAATTAAAGATATCATTAAAGAACATAAAATCATAATGACTGAGGCATTTGCATCAGGTAAACTTCGTGCATTGACAAACAATTGGAGGTCAAACGATTCAGACTTTTGGGCATACGGAGCAAAACTTGGTATCGAGTGGGACAAAATCACAGACCAAGAAATCAAAACCAATACCAAACCACTTAAAAAAGGAATTGAACTTGTTTATGTTGATAAAGATGTTTCAGTTCCACAAAAAGGTAACACAGGAAATTGGGGTAGATATGATATCGGTATTGACAAGTTTACATTGATTAGTGTGTTGAAAGACGGAAAACCACTTTGGTATACAAAAAGTTGGAAACCATTAACCAATGTAATGACTGCAACCGGTAAATCAACTAAAACAAGTCGTTATGGTAGAACAACAAGTAGAGTTCCAGATATAGACGCAGGTTCAAGAGATTGGTCAAAAAATAGACAATTTGGATTAAATATGACCGGATATCAATCATTAGCAGGTATGATGTCAATACCAGGAGTTAAATTCCATCACATTGATTTATCAGAAGACCAACCTTATATGGGGGCTGGTATCAAACGACAAATGAGACAAGCAGCTCAATTCGGTGCAGCAAAATTCACCACTAATGATGAATTTGCAAGAATTAACAGACAATACTTTGACGAATTGTTAAAAGCAAGATTAAACGACCCTAAAAAATTAGCACAAAAAGTAAAACAAGCAGCTGATTTTTGTCAACAAATTATTGACGCAGCACTTGGTGGTGTTACAGCAACAGGTAAAGTAAAAAGTATTATTGACAAATTTCAGTCCAATAGAACAACTGCAACACAAGAGGCAGACGCTTATGCATTGGCATCAGAGGTAGGTGATGAATTAAGTAGATTGTATAGATATTATGGATATTATTTAGAAGCAATCCAAAAAGAAAAAGAAGATAAAATTAAATACGGAACAGCAGACTTCACAAAAGATGAAGCTGAAGGCCACGCAAAAGATGTTCAACAATATTACAATTATATTATGGGAGGAAAATTCTAATGATTAAATTAAAAAACATATTAACAGAAAATGATTTAACTTTTGTTTCAAAAATAATCGGTAAACCAGTTCGTGATATCGAAAGATTTCTTGACAAGAATAAAAAATTTCGTTCGGGTCAATTATACGATTATCTTGACTTAGCTTACGATAATCAAGAAAGAAAAGAACGTGGAGAAGAAATTGTTAAGGCGATGAAAGGTGATAGTAAAGCACTTAAAGAATTAAATAGATTATTAAAATATTTTGGTAAAGATTACTGATAATGATTAAATTAAAAAACATATTATCCGAACAAGACAACACCATTGATAAAAAAGAATGGGAAAAAGTCAGCACAACCATTTATGACGGAATGGATACTTTGTTTTTTAAAGGTGTTAAGTATTTAAGAGATTACGATAGGTCAAACTTACCACCAAAAGAAAAAAGAATGTTAACTGACTTTTTCAATGATTTCTCAGCACTTCAAAGAAGATTTGGAAAAATAGAAAGAGAAATTGACAGGTATGCAAAATGATTAAATTAAAATCTATATTACAAGAAGAAATGAATCCAAGAGACAAACGAGAGTTTGAAGCAGCAGCTCGTGGTATCGAAACTAATTTAGAATACATCAAAGAAGAAGTCACAAGACTTGTCAAACTACTCAATAAAGAAGGTATGAGAAAGTCAGCAAACGAACTTCAAATATCATACAAAAGACGAGTATTAGAATTTGGATTAGATGTAAAAAACATTACAAGACAACACATTGGAGAAGCAACAACAGGATTTACAGACGCAGGTAGAGGATATCAAAACAAAGAAACTCAAACCTTTTCAGTAAACGCAGTTAAAGACGCAAGTAAACAAGTTGGTAAATTACAACAAAGTGTTGTTGGACAATTTATCAAAGATATCAATCAGAAAAAATATGATGCTATGGACTTGGTTCGTGCAATCAAAACCACACCATTGGGTGACGCATCATTTAGTAAAAAAGATTTTTTTATGTCTTTGTTTGATTTGATTAAAAAACGAACAAGATGATATTTATATACAAGGAGAAAACAAAATGGCTAAATTAAAAAAATTAATCAAAGAAAACTTCTCATTAGTCGGTGGGGTAGTTTCAACACCAGCAATAGGTGGTGGGTATACTTCTTTATCAAGAATCGTTAAAGAAAAATATGGTGAAACACCAACACAAAAGATTACTTCTAAACAAGTAGCAGAAGCATTGAGAAATTATAATCAAATTGGTAAATCACTTTATCAACAACAATCATTAAAAGAAACTGCAAAAAGATTATCATCAATCGCAGAAATGGCAGCTTCTCACACATTACAAGAAACAGAAGATTGGTTTGATAAAGTTACGGTTTCTCGTAATATGAAAGAATTAACCAATCACTCAAAAGCATTTTCAAAAATAGCAGAAGAAGCATCATCCGTTCAACAAAGATTAGCCAGTTTGTATGAAGATATGGGTATGATTCTAAATCGTTATTATGATATTCCAGAAAGTGAAGAAAAGGATAAAGAAGAATACGGAAGTAATACAATTGAAGAAGGTGATTATGAAGAATTCTTCCAATCAGCAATGAAAAAATTTGGTGTATCTTCACCTGATGATTTTAAAACTGATGAAGAAAAGAAAAAGTTCTTCAATTATGTTGATAAAAATTATCAAGCAAAATCAGAAGGCAAAGTATATGAAGGTGGGCCAGGAAGTGGTAGACCAGGTGGTAAGATGCCACAACCAAGTGATTTCGGTGGAAATATGGATAAATACTTTGATGCGTTAAACAAAAGAATGGCTGACGACGAAAAAAGAAAGAAAAAATAATGAAACTTAAAAAACTATTAAACGAAAATCTTTGGAACGAAAGAAAGTTTGGTGAGTCATTACCAACACTTGAAGACACTACCAAAGCATATAAATTAAAACAAGAACAAGAAATCAACGAAGAACCAATCGTTGAAAACAATTCATCACTTAAAGCAAAAATGATTCGACATATACAAGATATGGTAAAATATAGTGATAGACTTGGTAGTGATGAAATTGATGAATTAAAAGAATTGTTAAAATTAGTGCAACAAATCAGATAACAGAAAGAGAGTAAAGGTTGTTAAAAGTAGAGATTCGTAAGGGTCAATCAGTAGAAAAAGCACTTAAAATATTCAAACGAAAAGTCAAAGACTCAGGTATTATGTTTGAATTAAAAGAGCGTTCTTTTTATAAAAAGCCATCGGCAATCAAAAGAGAACAAAAAAACAAAACAAAACTGAGAGCCAAATACGAAAAATTAAAAAATCAAGAAGATTAAAAAATACACACTTTGTGTGAATTTTTTTCAGTTTTGTTATATTTATTATTACGAAACTAAATACACTATCGTACATTCGTACATCATATAGTGTAATCTATTAAAACTATATTATAGTTCCTAATAACTATATTGAATCCAAACGGAGATTATAAAATGGATGATTTACTAAGAGAAGCTATTGCAGATGCTAAAGCAGTTCGTGAAACCGCACTTGCAAATGCTAAAATAGCACTTGAAGAAGCATTCACACCACGTTTGCAATCTATGTTGTCTAAGAAAATCGCAGCAGAAGCAGAAGAAATGGACGCAGAAGAAGAAATGGACGCAGAAGAAGAAATGGACGCTGAAGAAGAAATGGACGCTGAAGAAATGAGAGATGCTGAAGAAATGAGAGATGCTGAAGAAATGGACGCAGAAGAATCTGAACACGAAATGTCAGAAGAAGAAGATGCAGAAGAATCTGAACACGAAGAAATGCGTGAAGAAGAAGACGCTGAAGAATCTGATGATGAAATGAGAGAATCAGAAGACGCTGAAGAAGAAGACTCAGTTGAAGAAGCAGAAGATGCAGAAGAAGAAGATGAACTTGATTTAGAATCAGTTCTTCGTGAATTAGAAGCAGACTTAGATGATGAAGACAATGTTGAAGAAGCAGAAGATACTGAAGAAGAAGATACTATGGATGAAAATGATGTATCATCTGATATCGGTGACGCTGACAACAAAGTCAATCCAGAAGCAAATGATTCTTCAAAAACAGGTGCACCAGGTCCAGAAGGCGAAGGTTCAGATAAGAAAGCAGGTGATGAACTTGGCGACCACGAAACAGTGGACGACTTAACTGAAGCAGAAGATACCGAAGAAGGTGACTTAGACTTAGACGAAGTTCTAAGAGCACTTACTGAAGAAGAAGATGCAGAAGAAGAAGCAGAGAAGGTGGAAGCACTTCAAAAAGAAATCAAAGAGTATCGTAAAGTAATTAACTTTATGAGAAGAAACTTAAACGAAGTTAATCTCTTGAATGCTAAATTATTGTTCTCAAACAAACTATTTAGAGCATTTGGACTTAACAACAACCAAAAATTAAAAGTTGTTGAAACATTTGACAGAACTACAAACTTAAGAGAAGTTAAATTGGTTTACGCTACATTAGCAGAATCATTTAAAAGACCTACAAGTAAAATAGTTGAGTCAAAAGGTTCAAGTTCTAAAGCAGTTCGTTCTACAAAACCAGCAAAACAAGAAGTTTTGTCAGAGGGAGCAGAATTAAGAAATAGATTCAAGAAATTAGCAAACATACTTTAATTAGGAGACTAAAAAAATGAGCAAATTAGGCGCAATTGAGAAATTGATGGACGGATATAATCCGCAAAGACAATTGCTTGAGCAAACTCGTAAATTAGTCAAGAAATGGGAACCAACAGGTCTTTTAGAAGGTCTTAACGACGAAACTAAAAGACACGGAATGGCAGTTCTTCTTGAAAACCAAGCTTCACAGCTTATTCAAGAAGCTTCCGTAACAGGAACATCTGCAAATTCTGAAGAATGGTCAGGTGTAGCATTACCATTAGTTCGTAGAATTTTTGGTGAGTTAGCAGCACAAGACTTTGTGTCAGTTCAACCTATGAACTTACCATCAGGTCTTATTTTCTATCTTGACTTTAAATACGGAACAGCACAAACAGGCCTTCACACACAAAATTCTGATGTATATGGTAATACTTCAGGTTCAGGTGACGCAAGTGGCGGTCTATATGGAGCAGGTAAATTCGGCTATACAATCAACGACAAATCTTCATCAGTATTGACAATTGGAGCTACAGCTAACGCATCAGCGTTCAGCACAGGTTCAGTTGACTGGGAAGACGTAGATTACGAAGGTGATTTATCAGCATCTCAAGCTATTGCAGATAGTGCAGACAATGCACTTATTAAAGTTGTCGTTGCAGACGCAGCAATCTCAGGTCTTGACAAGGACGGAGTTAGAGCATTCTCTATCTCAGGTTCTGGTTTTGACGAGTTCTTCCCTGCATACACAAAATACAGTACAACAAACTCTACAACTACATTTATTGTAAGAAAATCTGGAGTTGGTTCACTAATTAACGCAGTTGTTACATATCACAAACAACCAACAACTGATTACAGCAGAACTGATTTTGAAACAGATTCAAACAGCATTAATGCAAACCCAGAAGCAGATATTGACATACCAGAACTTGATATCGCATTAAAGAGTATTCCAATCATTGCGAAAACTCGTAAGTTAAAAGCAGTCTGGACACCAGAACTTGCACAAGACTTAAATGCATATCACTCAGTTGATGCAGAAGCAGAATTAACATCTCTACTTTCTGAGTACATTTCTATGGAAATTGACTTAGAAATCTTAGATATGTTGATGTCAAACGCTTCAGCAAAAACAGAATATTGGTCAGCAAGAGTTGGATACGAGCATGACGCTACAAACAACACTTTTGCACAATCTTCAGGTGAGTCAAATGCTTACACCAAAGGTACTTGGTTCCAAACACTTGGTAACAAGATACAAGCAGTTTCTAATGCAATTCATCAAAAAACTCTAAGAGGAGGTGCAAACTTCTTAGTTGTTTCACCAGAAACAGCAACAATCATAGAGTCAATTCCTGGATATGCAGCAGACACAACAGGTGATGCTTCATCAAATCAATTTGCAATGGGTGTACAAAAAGTTGGTGCATTAAACAACAGATACACTGTTTATAAGAACCCTTATATGTTAGAAAATCAAATCCTTGTTGGATTTAGAGGTGCTAACTTCTTAGAAACAGGTGCGGTTTATGCTCCATATGTACCACTCATTATGACACCATTAGTGTACGACCCGAAAAACTTTACACCAAGAAAGGGTGTAATGACTCGTTACGCTAAGAAGATGGTTAGAAGCGAATTCTACGGTAAAGTTATCGTATCAGACGTTTCTTATGTCTAATGTTAATTGAGAAGACATATTGACTAATTGATATTTAATAATATTAATTGACTAATAAGAGAAAACCCCGATTCGTCGGGGTTTTTTCGTATATTAAGTGTTTTCAATAACCAAAGAAGACATTATAATATACAAACAAAAAATGAAAAAGTCAAGGGTTTTTCTCAAAAACTTTCAAAATTGATATTTATTAATGTATACAAATTACTATTAATAGGAGAATTTAATGGCTCAAGAACCAATATGGCCAGGGTCTGGTTCCGCAGTAAGTGGTTCCACACCATTTGGGTTATTTGATACTGATTCAGAATTCCAAACAGAAGCACCACAAGTTGCAACTTGGTGTGCCAGAAGATTGGGATATCCAATCGTTGATATCGAATTACAAGACACACAATTTTACGCTTGTTTTGAAGAAGCTATATCAGAATATAGTGCCCAAGTAAACCAATTCAATATTCGTGATAACTTATTAAGTTTAAGAGGACAATCCACAGGTTCAAACTTTACACACAAAAGAATTACACCAACTTTATCTGAAATCATTTATATTTCTGAAGAATATGGAACAGAAGCACAAGTAGGTGGAACCGTAGATTACAAAAGAAAGAAAGTCAATATACATTCAGGTAGTCAAGTGTATGATTTGAATGAATTAATTGGTGAAGCGAGTGAATCAGGTAAATCCATAGAAGTCAAACGAGTTCATTATGAAGCAAGACCAGCGGTCACAAGATACTTTGACCCATATGCTTCAACCGGATTTGGAACTTACAATATGTTGGACGGATTTGGTTTCGGTAGTTATTCACCGGCAATTACTTTTGTATTACAACCAATCTATGCAGATTTGTTAAGAATACAAGCAATCGAGTTTAATGACCAGATTAGAAAATCAGCATATTCATTTGATATTAAAAACAATCAAATGAGAATTTTCCCAATTCCTTCAGAAGAATCAGGTTCAGTTTGGGTAGATTATATTTTAACAGAAGATAGAGACAATCCATTGAGAACTCGTTATAGTGGTTCATCAGATGTAGTATCTGATTATTCTAATGTAGGTTATGATTTTATGGTTTATTCAAATATCAATGATGTGGGTAAACAATGGATTAGAAAATATTGTTTAGCATTATCCAAAGAATTATTGGGTATCGTTCGTTCTAAATACGGAACTATTCCTATTCCTAATTCAAGCGTAGAATTAGACGGAAATACATTGAGAGCCGAAGCAACAGCAGAAAAAGAAAAATTAGTAGAGGAACTAAGAGAAACACTTGAACAAACCAGTCGTAAGGCATTGTTAGAAGCAAGAAAAGACGAAAGTGAATTTGAACAAGAAACTTTAAAGAAAGTCCCTTACCCAATTTATATAGGATAATACTATGCCACAAAGATACTATGGAACAAAAGATTTGGCAACCATAGAAAAGTTCAATAGAGAACTTTTAGGTGAACCAAACAAAGATGATTGCGGGATTATAGACCAGTTTGTAATTCTTTACAGAACTTCAGTATATGATACAGAAACCAATATGTATGGGGAAGCATCAGAAGGTAAAGTTTATAAACAAGGTGTAAAACTTCCGTGTATTGTGGATGCCGAAGATTTCAATTTTGACTATACTGACTTTGGTGCAGACAATACACAATCAGTAAAGTTTGCATTCCAAAGAGCATACTTAGTTGAGGTAAATCTAAAACCAGATATCGGTGATATATTACAATGGAACGACGGATACTTTGAAGTTAAAGATTATAATGAAAATCAATTAATCGGTGGAGACCCAACAAAATCACACTCAATTGTAGTTACAGCACATCTAACAAGAATGCCAACTACAAACTTAGAAGAATATAGAGGATTTTAATGTCACGAAATAAACCAATACCAAGAAGTCAACGAATTACTTTTAATCGTGGAGAAAAGATTAGTCGTAATTCACCAGGAGCAAAAGATGATGTAAAGAACTTATCCGTTGGTTTAATGGATATGGATAGTGCTATTATGTATTACTTCAACGAAGTAATCAAACCAGAAGTTACAATCAATGATGAAAAAGTTAAAGTTCCTTGTATTTATGCATCACCAGAAAGATGGACACAAGTTTCTAAACAAGGATATTTACGAGATAAAAAACGACAAATTATTGTTCCGTTGATTGTATTTAAGAGAACCGGTATGTCTCGTAGTGATATAGGTGGTGGTGTTGATAAATTAGATGCAAATAAACCAAATTTATTTTATACATTTCAAAAGAAATATTCTCAATTTAATCGATTTGATAAATTTTCAGTATTACAAAAAATAGAACCTGGAACTGAATATTATAATGTAGCAATGCCAGACTATGTTCAGTTGACATATGAATTTACCATATGGACATCTTACATAGAACAAATGAATCGTATTGTTGAAAAAATTAATTATTCTGACGGAGCATATTGGGGTGAACCTAATAAAATGAGATTTAGAACTCGTATTGAAAGTTTTTCAGACGCAAGTTCAGTTGAAGGTGAAAGGTTAATCAAAACTACTTTTAGTGTGAATCTATATGGATATATTTTACCAGAATCATTTAACAATTACAACACCACACAAAAATATCTAACACCTAAAAAATTAATCATTAGAGAAAGTACTGATAAAAAACTTGTCAATGATAAAGGACAAAAAGTAAGTTTAGCTTCCAACGCAACAGAATTTGGTGAAAACACAAAAGATATTTTTTCAATCAGTATTTCTAATGGATTGATATTTGAACAAGGAACAGGTGTAACACTTTCTAATAATGGTATTACTTTTGATGGTTCAAGTGAATTAACACAAGAATTTTCTATCGGACAATCAGTCGGAACCACAGATGATGTTCAATTCAATACTCTGACTGCAAACTCGGTTCAAATAGGAACAGGAACTACCGTAATTGCAGATGGAAGTATCAGTAGTTCAGACGGAACAATAGAAATTACAGGTTCTGCCGTAGTTACCGGTAGTTTAACCGTAGTGGGTGATGTTGTGGTAACAGGAAGTGTAACTGCAGATTTGTTCGTCACACAAGTTACAACTCGTTCTATTGATTTTTCAACCGGTTCAAATGATTTTGGAGATTCATTAGATGACCAACATCAATTTACAGGTTCAGTAGAGATAACAGGTTCATTTAGTTTGAATGGATATGAAGTTGATGAGATTTCCAATGATACAACCTTAACAGATGCAAGTCAAACTGCATTAGTAACGGAATATGCACTCGCAAACTTTACAACTGAAGAACTTACAACAGACGAAACCACATATTTAAGAAAAAATTTTTACAAAACATCTACCGGAGTCACAGGAACAAATACTGCAAGTTTTACCGCAACGACTGCATCAGCACCAAGTGGTATGACTGCAACATCTGAAAATGACTTCGTATTCTTTATCAATGGACAATATATGGAACACGATGCAATTACTATTCGTCAAGTTGAAACCGGTAGTTTTCATTTAATGGTAAATACTGATTCCATAGGATATGAATTAGAATCAGACGACGAGATATTAGCAATCGGTAAATTTAATACTTAGGAGTAGTTATGGCAGATATTACATTTAAAGTAAATAATCCCATAACACTAAAAGCCGGAACAGGTGTTTCATTATCAGCAGACGGCAAGGGATTTACACAAAAGAAATTTGACGGAACAGATAAGTCAAATATTAGAATATCAATCGGACAAGAAGTAGCAACAAGTTCAAATGTACAATTCAATGATGTTGTGTTGAGTAGTGATAGTTTGACCGTAGGAACAGGTTCTGATGTATTGGTGTTTAGTGACGGACAAATAGTTGGAGATTTACATTTTAGTAATAATTTATTAACTACTGAAACTCTTACAGTAGTCGGCCCACTAACCTATAAAGGATTTTTTACATCATCAAATTTTACAGCAGATGTATCCAATGTAACACAATCCGTTAATACAGGTTCAACTAAGTTTGGAACTGAAACCAACAATCATAATCAAAGATTTACAGGTAGTTTAGATATTACGGGTTCTTATAATTTGAATCGTTTAACTGATTCAATTACTGAGATTTCCAATGATACAAGTGCAACTGACCAAAGTCAAACTTCATTTGTCACGGAATATGCTGCATATACTTTTTTATCAGCACAATCACCAGTTAAAGATTATTTAAGAAAATCATTTGTTCATACGGGTAGTTTTGTCAATAGTTCAACATCAAGATTTACTGCAGTTACAGCATCTGCACCAACAGGATTTACCGAAACAACTGAAAACGATTTTATGTTTTTCATTAATGGTATGTTGATAGAAAATGACGCATTAACAATACAACAAAATTCATCTAATTTAGATTTATCACTAAATACTACTTTATTAGGATATAGTTTATCCGCAGATGATGAGGTAATTGGGTTCGGTAAATTTAACAATTAGATATTTATAAATGAGGATATTATGGCAAATTTAAAATCAAAACAATTAGCAAGTTTATTAACATTTACTACCGCAAGTATTGATGTGGTGAGTGGTTCGTTAATACCAGATGCAGCAAATTTGTATAATATCGGTAGTTCTACTGTTCCTTATTTAAGTGGTTCATTCACAAATTTAGATGTTTCAACTGGTGGTCAAGTTCAAATCACCAATCTATTCGTAACAGACATCAGTAGATTTACAGGTTCAATCGTATTGAAAGAACAATCCACAACACCAACCGCTCAAGAAGGTGGTTTGATGTATAGTGGAAGTAATTTTTACTTAGGTTTTGATTCTTAAAATTTCAATTCTTAATATTTATATTTAGTAGGAGTATGTAAACCTTACTCATAAAATTAATAAAAAAGAGATAATCTTATAGGAGAAAAATAATGGCAAGTTGGAAAAAAGTCATTGTTAGTGGTTCCGATGCTGAGTTAAATGGATTAACTTTAAGTGGTGACTTGACCGTAGCAGGTGGAGACATTACTTTAGGTTCAACCAGTATTTTTTCAGGTGGAGACACAACATCTTTAAACAATATTGATGCTATTGACGCAACAACCGAAGCAACAATTGAAGCAGCTATTGATACTCTTGCAAATCTAACCGCAGCTAGTTCATTGGTAACCGTAGGAACACTTGATAGTGGTGCTATTTCAAGTGGATTTGGTAATATTGACAACGGAACATCTACCTTAAACACAGGTAACGCCACCGTTGATACATTGACCAATGACTCAGCAGTAAATGCATCACACATTACAGGTTCTTTCACTGGTTCATTTGTCGGTGATGGTACAGGTTTAACCGGAGTAACAGCAGCAGTTGATATTGATGCTTTATCAGCAGGTGCAATAGACCAAACTGATAATTTAATCTACTCAGACGCTGGAACTGAAAAGAAAATCACATTTAGTGATTTCGAAGATACAATCTTTGGAAACTTTAGTGGTGATGCAACAGTTGCAGCAGGTGGTGCATTAACACTAAAATCAGGTGTCGTATCAGCATCAGCAATGATTGACCACGATACAACCACAAACTTCGTAGCAAACGAACACATTGACCACACAACAGTAAGTGTTATTGCTGGTAATGGTTTAACCGGTGGTGGTACTATCGCAGCAGATAGAACATTAAATATCGGAGCAGGAACAGGTGTAACGGTTAATGCAGACGATATTGCAATCGGACAAGATGTGGCAACAACCGCAAATGTAACCTTTGCAACAGCATCTATCACACAAAACTTAACAGTTGGTGGAGATTTAGTAGTAAATGGAACACAAACATTAGTAAATACAACTAATTTATTAGTTGAAGATAGATTTATTTTGATGAATAGTGGTTCAGCAGCGGGTGACGGTGGATTCATAGTTCAAACAGAAGCAGGATTCACAGGTGCAGCATTTGGTTGGGACGATTCAGAAGGTCGTTTCGGTTTACAAATCGGAACTAAATTAGCACAAGATGCTACCGCAATCGCACCAGACGCATATGCATCAGCAGTAATAACATCAGACGACGCTAATTACCAAAAGAATGGTAATATATTAGTGTCAGGTTCTGGTGACATATTCATATATGTAGAGTAATCCTAAAATAAATAATTAATTAAGGTTTATAATGGGATTAATAGATAATAAAAAAACTCAGGAATTAAGATTATCGAATAAAAACGAGGGTGTTTCGAAAGAGACACCTTCGTTAAAGTTATCAAAACAAGAAATTGAATTTTTGTTGTTTATGATACAAGAAGGAATGATACCTGGAAAAAGATTAATTGAAGCAATATCCGTAGTGGAGAAACTTCAAAAAAGTTACAAAGAACAAAAATAACTTTATTGGCCTTGTGTGGCAACAAGGAAGTGGGCTCAACGAGTAACCAACCATAAGGAGAACGAATAAATGCCAAGTTGGAAAAAACTTATCACAAGTGGGTCAAACGCTCACTTAAATCAAGTAACTGCATCATCTTTTACTGGTTCTTTTACAGGAGATGGTAGTGGATTAACTGGGGTAGGTAGTTCAATTACTGTAAAAGATGAAGGAACTAATCTTACCACTGCATTATCAAGTTTAGACTTTGTAGGTAGTGGTGTATCTGCTTCACTATCAAGTGGAGATGCAGTGACAGTCACAATCACAGGTGCAGATTTAGCAGCAGTATTCGAACAAGATTCAAACGGAGACTTACAACCAACAAACGATGCCAATGGGTTAAGTGTATTTTATAATTATGATGCAAATGGAGATATTCAACCAAGTGCATAAAATTGAAACGATTATTAAAGAATTAAATACTTATAGATAAGGTAAGGAATTTTATAAATGGCAACAAAAAATATAGTCCCAAGAGCGAATAAGGAAGGTCAGTTAGGAACTGATGCTAAACAATGGAATAAAGTTATTGCCCATACGGGTAGTTTTCAAGTAGTTAGTAGTTCTTTAATACCCGATTCAACAAACACATATGATTTAGGTAGTTCAACTAAATTTTGGAAAGATATTTATGTATCAAGTGGTTCTATTAAGTTTATAGACCCGAGTGATAATAGTGTTGCCTCAACTCTTTCCGTTGATTCAAACGGAATATTTACTTTAGGAAATATTAGTTTAGATTCCGTAGTCAGTAGTAGTACTCAAATAAGTGAGTTTGGATTTATTAGTTCAAGTGTTTCTATTCCAGACGGAACCGTTAGTGGTAGTATTCAAATAGCATCAGATATATCCGGTTCATTTACTCAACCAAGTGCAAGTTTTTCAACAAGAGTTACATCTAACGAAACAAATATTACAAATCTACAAACAGATAGTGGTAGTTTTTCAACAAGAATAACAGCAACAGAATCTGAACTTGGAAATACTTTAATCAGTAGTAGTGCTCAAATTGCTACCGACATATCAGGTTCATTTACCGAAGCAAGTTCAAGTATATCTACAAGACTAACTGATGCAGAAACAGAATTGTCCAATACTTTAATCAGTAGTTCGGCACAAATCGCATCAGACATTAGTGGTTCGTTCACTGCCGGAACCGGAGTAACAATTACTTCTGGTGAAATATCAATCGGACAAGAAGTTGAAACAACTTCAAATGTAAATTTTGGAACTTTAATAACAAGTGGTGATGTAACGGTTGGTGGAAATTTAGATGTTCAAGGAACAACCACATCTATTGATTCCGCAACTCTAAACATTGGAGATAAAAACATTACAATCGGTAGTGGTAGTACAACTTCTGCACAATTAAATGAAGCCGGTATAGATTTTGGTTTAGGTGGAGATGTTGCAAATTTAAGATACAGACATTCTGATACATCAATCACATCAAGTGTAGATTTTAGAGCACCAAATTTTTATGGAACTTTTCAAGGAGCATTATCAAGTTCAGCTCAGATAGCAGACGACATTAGTGGTTCATTTACAGCTGCCAGCTCAAGTTTATCATCAAGAATTGCAACCGCTGAAGCTGAACTTGAAAATACTTTAATTAGTAGTTCCGCACAAGTAGACCACGACTCTACTACAAACTTTGTAGCAAACGAACACATTGACCACACAAGTGTAACTTTAACCGCAGGAGATGGTTTAACTGGTGGTGGTGATATTAGTTCAAATAGAAGTTTTGCAGTAGATACTACGGTATTGAGAACAACCGGAGATAATATATTGAGTGGTAGTGCACAAATTGCAACAGACATTAGTGGTTCATTTACTGCACCAAGTTCAAGTTTTTCAACAAGAGTTACTACAAATGAAACCGATATTACCAATCTACAAACAGATAGTGGTTCATTCAGTACAAGAGTTACAACTTTAGAAACAGATTTATCTACTGAACAAACTAATATAGACAATTTACAAACAGATAGCGGAAGTTTTTCAACTCGTATCACAACTGCAGAATCAGAATTATCCAATACTTTATTTAGTAGTTCCGCACAAGTAGACCACGACTCTACAACCAATTTTGTATCAAATGAACATATCAATCACTCATCAGTAACAATAACTGCCGGAAGTGGTTTAACTGGTGGTGGAGATATCACAACAACAAGAACAATTAATGTTGGGGCAGGAGATGGTATATCAGTTGCTGCAGATTCAGTAGCAGTGGATGCTACAGTATTAAGAACAACAGGTGACTCAATTGTATCTGCTTCAGCACAAATAACTCACGATTCAACAACTGGTTTTGTCGCAAACGAACACATAGACCACTCATCAGTATCTATTACAGCAGGTAGTGGATTAACAGGTGGTGGAACGATAGCAGCATCAAGAACAATCGACATAGGTGCAGGAACAGGTATTGATGTAGCGGCTGATGCAATTTCAGTTGATGTATCAGATTTTATGACCAATGGTGCGAACAATAGAGTGTTAACCGCTACCGGAACAGATGCAATGAATGCAGAATCTGGTTTAACTTATGACGGAAGTAATTTAGATGTAACTGGTGGTGTAAGAGCAACAGGTGATGTTGTGGCATTCTATTCATCAGACAAAAGACTTAAAGACAATATCGTTCGTATAGAAAATCCATTAGATAAAATTGAAAAGATTGGTGGTTATACATATGATTGGAATGATAAACAAAACACTTATGAAGTTGGAAGTAAAGACTTTGGGGTTATCGCACAAGAAATCCAAGAAGTTCTACCAGAACTCGTAACCGAAAGAGACAATGGATACTTAGCAGTTAAATATGAAAAAATCGTTCCATTATTGATTGAATCAATCAAAGAATTAAAACAAGAAATTGATGATATCAAACAGAAATGTGATTGTTTGAATAAATAAGTTTATATTTATTATTACAAAAAATAGGAGTTATAATGGCAAAAAAATCTAAAGAAATCAAATTTACCCAAGAAGAACTTCAATCATTAGCAGATTTAAGAAATCGTTATAATGGTATTACAAGTGCTTTCGGTAACTTGGAAATCAATAGAATCCAAATTGAAAATCGTTTAGAACAACTTGATAATGAAAAAGTTCGTTTAGAAACACAATACAACGAAACTATTCAACTTGAAAGACGATTAGTTGAAAACTTGACTGAGAAGTACGGAGCAGGTAATTTGGATATAAATACCGGTGTTTTTACACCAAATAATTAATTAAAAAAATTAACTCAGTAGATATATTTTGGTAAATCTCAATACTATTTATATATACTGAAATCTTATCCAAGATAACCAATTAGGAGAAACAAAATGGCTGAAAGAATAGTCAGTCCTGGTGTTTTTACCAGAGAAAAAGATTTATCATTTCTTCCACAAGGAATCGGAAACATTGGAGCAGCATTAATCGGGCCAACAGAAATGGGGCCTGCTTTTGTTCCTACGATAGTTCGTAACTTAGGAGAATTTGAAACTATTTTCGGTAAAGATAATCAAGACTTTTATGTTCCTTACACTGCGAAACAATATCTTCGTAATGCAGGAACACTTACAATCGTTCGTGTTTTAGGATTAGGTGGATACTCAAATGATACCATTACATTAGGTATTAGTGGTTCAGGTCACGCAGTTGCGGCAACACTAAAACCTTCAAGAGGTGCATCAGACCCAGACAATTTAGAAATTGCAGGGCCAGGAAGTGCTTCTTTAAGTGATGGTGGAACAAAATCATCATTTACTTTAACAGTTCAAGGAACTTCATATTCATTATCATTTGATTCAAGTTCTGCAAACTATATTACAAAAGTATTTAGTGATAACCCACAAGATGCAAACAAATCACTTTATGTGTATTCAAATTTCCAAAACACACAAAATGGTGCAGGCTCTTCCGATACAATAACTATCGCAAGTAGTTCAGATGAATTATTTTCATTTGATTACCAAGAAGCAGCTACACCTTACATTCAATCACAATTAGTAAACTCAGCAAGAACAAGTTTATTTAAAATCAGAACATTGTCACACGGAAGTAATATCAATGGTAAATATCGTATCGGTATTTCAGATATTAAAGAAGCTGCAGATGTTCCTGGTTCAGATTATGGTTCATTTAGTTTACAAGTGATTGTAAATAATCCAGGCAAAAACGACGACGGAGTAGTATTGGAGAACTTCCAAAATTTAAATTTTGATGAAGATTCACAAAACTATCTACCAAGAGTAATTGGTGACAAATATACCACAATTGATTCAAACGGAAAACTAACCAACAATGGTGATTATCCAAATCAATCAAGATATATTCGTGTTTCTGATTACGGAAACTTAACTGGAATTTCAAAAGAATTAGTTCCTATGGGATTTGCAGCACCATTAAATCCACACAATGTAACTCTTGCATCATCAGGAGGTAGTGGTTCAATGGCGTTCCCAACATCTTCATACCTTGGAACTTCAGCAGATACAGGTCAGTTAAACTCTCGTGGTTCATATGACCAAAATGCTTACTATGGATTAGACTTTAATAATGTTGACCACCAACAATTGTTAGCACCATTACCAACATCAGCAGGTGCTGGTAACAATATAACAATGAGTTTGGAAGATGCATACGGACACGACGACGCGTCAGTATTGGGTTCAACCTACACAGATGGTAGTAATTTACTAACCATTACAGGTTCTGATTACAGACAATTAAAGTTCCAAGTTCCTTTCCAAGGTGGATTTGACGGTTCAAACCCTGCAAAAGCAAGATTAACCGGAACAAGTATCGTTGGTAACAACACACAAGGTTTTGATTTAAGTTCAGCGAGTGCTACTGGTTCATTGTCATACATCAGAGCAATCAATGCTATTTCAAATCCAGATGAGTTTGATATCAACTTATTGGCTTTACCAGGTGTTATTCACTCAATTCACTCATCAGTAACTAACCACGCTATTGATAAAATAGAAGCAAGAGCAGATGCTTTCTTTATTATGGACGGCTCTCACTATTCAGCTTCTATTCAAACAGCAATAGATGATGTTAAAACAATAGATTCAAATTATGTTGCAACATATTATCCTTGGGTTAAAATTACTGATGATGTTAAAGGTAAACCAACTTGGGTTCCACCTTCAGTAGTTCTACCAGGTGTTTATGCAAACAATGATAGAATTGGTCAAGAGTGGTTCGCACCAGCAGGTCTAAATCGTGGTGGTTTAACAAGTGTATTAGAAGCAAAAACAAGACTAACCAACTTAGAAAGAGATGATTTATACGAAAATCGTGTAAACCCAATCGCATCTTTCCCAGGTCAAGGTGTAGTGGTGTTTGGTCAGAAAACACTTCAAGGTAAACCAAGTGCATTAGACAGAATCAATGTAAGAAGATTGTTGATTAATTTGAGAAAGTTCATCGCATCAACTTCAAGATTCTTGGTATTTGAACAAAACACAGCAGCTCTAAGAAACAGATTCCTAAATATTGTGAATCCTTACTTAGAACAAGTTCAAGCAAATTCAGGTCTATCTGCTTTCAGAGTAGTAATGGACGATTCAAACAACACACCAGATGTTGTAGATAGAAACCAATTAATTGGTCAAATCTTTATCCAACCTACAAGAACAGCTGAATTTATTGTATTGGACTTCGTAGTTCAACCAACAGGAGCAGCATTCCAAGACTAATAGGAATATTGATTAAGAAAAACCCCCGATACTCTCGGGGGTTTTTTGTTTAAGGAAACAAAATAGGTTCCAAGCGGATTACGATATTAACACCTATTTAGGATAAATTGCGAAGGTATCAGCATATTCTGCCAATGTATTGTATTGATTTCTTACAAAACCATATTGTGGTTTACTACCACCACGATACCTAATTCTATATTTACCAGTCATCATCATTTCTCTAATAACCGGATTCCATCTAAATTCCATAGGAATACCTTTATAATGAGCAACTTCACCAAGATTAGTATTCGCATAATTCATAATATTTAATCTTGGTTGATTTTCATTAGCTTCATACAATTCCATAGGATTGTGAGCATATTGATAGACATTCATAGTAAATGTCCTATTGTTAAAACCAAAATCTCTTGGAACAAAAGTATCTTGGTAGTTTCTCGGTTTAATTGTTAAATTTTCCATTTCGTTGTTTCCTTTATTATTATCAATCATATTATAATATACAAAGACTTTTTGTAAAAGTCAAGTATTTTTTTAAATTATTTTTTAACTTATATACTTGCTTAATTGTCTTTGTTCTTAAATTATCCATATTATAATATATGAATAATAAACAACAAAGTCAAGAAAAAACTTCAAAAAAACTTCTAATAATTATATTAAAATAACTTGTTGTAGATTATCATCTTTTTCAATTTGATTATATTTATTACTGAAGTAAAAATTTTATAGGAGAAATAAAGTGGCATTTTTAGACCCGAACGAAATATTCTTTACACCATTTGAACCTAAGATGAAAAATAGGTTTATTATGGAGATTGACGGGATACCGGCATATCTTATTAAAACTTCATCAAGACCAAGTGTTAATTTTGAAACCGTAACTCTTGACCATATGAATGTTAAAAGATATCTAAAAGGAAAAGCATCTTGGCAAGCAATTAACATCACTCTATACGACCCAATCGTTCCAAGTGGAGCACAATCAGTAAACGAGTGGATTAGACAACACCACGAATCAACAACTGGTATTGA